GAACTACCCGCGCTCCCCCCAGCTCGGTCCGCCCAAAGACCGCCGCGACACCCCGCCCGACCCAATCGCCAAGCCGAGCACCGCACCATGAACCAGCAACCCGACGACACAATCGCGCTGTCCGCCGAACGAGCGGTGCTCGGCGCCGCCCTCATCGAGCGCGATGCCCTCATCCAGGCCCGCTCAATGCTGACCACCGTCGACTTCGTGGCGCCCCAGCACCGCGACGTCTGGGACTCCATGCTCGAAATCGACAAGCGCGGCGTCCAGGTCGACCCGGTCACGCTCGAGGACGAGCTGCGCACCCGCGGCGTGTGGGCGGCTCTCGGCATGCTCTACCAGGGGCAAGCCGCCAACGGGATGGGATCGTTCGGGTGGATCGCCGAGATCATGACCGCGGCCCCGAGCGCCACCAATGTCCGCGCCTACGCCGAGATCGTGGCCCGGCGGGCGGCGCTGCGCCGGCTGCGCGCCATCTGCGCAGATCTCGCCAACGAGGCCGAGACCAATCCTGACGATGCCCAGCGGCTCATGCTGGAAGGCCAGAAGCTGCTGACGCAGATCTCCAAGGGGCGGACCCGCCCGGGCGTCGACGTCGCCGACCTGGTCAGCGCCAAGATCACGGAGTTCCAGGAGCGCGAGGAGGCGCGCCAGCGCGGCTCGGCCCGGCTCGTCGGGCTGTCCACCGGCATCACCGGGGTGGACTACCTGACCGGCGGTCTTGTGCCCAAGACCCTCAACATCGTCGCGGCCAGGACGTCGATCGGCAAGACGGCCTACGCGTGCCAGATGGCGCTGCTCAACGCCCTCGACGCGGACGCTCCCACGCTGATCTTCAGCCTAGAGATGTCGCCCGGCGAACTGGTCGAGCGGTTCTTTGCCAGACGCGCGCTCATCGACTCGGCGCGCCTACGAACCGGCGAGATAGTGCGCCCCGAGTGGACGCGGCTTTACCAGGTCGGCAACGAGCTATCGCGCCCCGGCCAGATCACGATCTCGAACGCCTCGACCATGGCCCAGATCTGGACCGAGGCCCGGGCGTTCCGCGTCGAGAACCAGAACCGGCGGATCCTCCTGGTCGTCGACTATGTCCAGAAGGTCCGCACCGGCGAGCGCGGCCGCACGCGCGAGCAGGAGGTGGCCGAGGTGTCGGCCGGGCTCAAGGAAATCGCGATGGAGCTGGACGCCCCCGTCGTCGCCCCGGCTCAGCTCAACCGTGGCCCCGAAAACGCTGGCGAGGAGCGCGACCCCCGCATCACCGACATCCGCGAGTCGGGCGCCGTCGAGAACGATGCCGACGTGATCCTGCTCCTGTCGCGGCGCCGCTCCGAGGCGGCTGGCCGATGCGTCATCGCTGTGGCCAAGAACCGCAACGGCGGCCCACTCGGCGAAGCCATCGCCGAGTGGCGTGGCGCAACCTACGAGCTCGTCGATCCGCCCGACCAACCACGCCCAGAACCCGAGCAGCAGTCGTTCGCCTCATAACCCGAGAAAGGACCGCCACCATGGAAACCCGCCGCTTCACCAAACGCCTACCCGTCAAGCTGCTCGACGCCGACCTACTCGGCGTAGCGGCCGACATGTCCGGCCAGATTAGCGAGCTCGACCGCCTCATCCTCGAGAAGCGCGAGGCCAACCGCCTCATCAACGGCCGCATCTCCACACTCCGCGTCCAGATCAGCGCCCTCAACCGCAAGCTCGTAACCAAGGCCGAGGACCGGGACATCGACGTCGAGCTGACCCGGGACGTCGTCCGCAAGCAGATCCGGATCGTCCGCCTCGACACAAGCGAGGTCGTCGAGGAGCGCGCCATGCGCCCGGAGGAGCTGCAGATGTCGATCGAGGACACCATCGCCCCGCCCAAGAAAGCGGAGGCACCGGCGAAAGCCCCCAAGGCGGGCGGCCGGCGTATCCAGCTCGCCAACCAGGAAGCCGCCGACCGCGCCGAGGAACAGCGACTCGCGACCACGCCAGAAGAGGCCGAGGAGATGCGCGCGGAGCGCCTGGCCGCCGATCGCGCCGAGCGCAGCGATGGCGCGGGAGTGGCGCCGTGAATTCGACTCTCATTCATCCCAAGATTGTGGAGCTTCTCAAGGCGATGCGGGAACATGGGTTCAAGCACGCGATCGCCAACTGCGGCTTCAATGCCCAAGGGAATCTGGTCGTGTGGGCCTCGTGCACTTTCAACGGCAGCAGCTTTATCACTGACGAACTGCGGATCGATGGGCCGGATGAGCAGCTCAAGCGCTTCGATCACTGGATCAACGACATCAAGCAGTTAGCCGGCACGGGCGTGGTGAAGCCGTGACCGATCTCGAGTCAGCCGAAGCCGAACGAGCCGAGCCCGTCCAACAGCTCGACCCGCCCCTGCCGACCGCGCCCGCCCCAGCGCCGGCCGAGGTGCAACCCCCCGCCGAGAAGCGCGTCCGAATCGGCTCGGCGAGCGTCCCCGAGCCATGGGTGCTGTCCTGGACCAACCCGTCGTGCGAGATGTGCGGCGGTCGGGGCTTCATCGAGGGGCGCGACGCCAAGACCCGCGAGGCTTACAAGGACATCTGCCCGCGCACCATGAGCCGGGCGCGCGTAGAGCTCCGGAAATTTCTCGAGTCGATGGCGGTCAAGAAGGTCGACCCGCCAGCGCCGGCCGTCGCGCAAAGCCCGATCGTATCCCGCGCCACCGCAGCCCTGCAGCGCCAGCTCGACGAGATGGAACAGGCGCTGGCCAGACGCCGGCAGATCGTCGACGACCTCAAGGCCAAGGCTGCCCAGGCCGAGGACTCGCCCGGGATCGTCCAGATCGACGGCTGGGGCAACCGCGCCACGTTTGAGCTGCAAAAGAGCGAGCGGCGCATATCCGAAATCTCCCAGGAACGCGACGAAGCCGTGGAGCGCGCCAACCAGCTACGGGCCGAGCTCGATGACATCACCGGCCGCGTGCTGCCCGCGCTCAACAGGCAGATCGCTGCCTACGAGGCGAGCCGCGACCACGCGAAGGCCCAGATCGAGTCGCTCACAGTCAAGCGCAAGGCGCTCCTCACGAGCATCGCTGGCGACTGGGAAAACGCCGAGGCCAACTTCCACCGCAACACGGATGGCCTTCGCAAGCGCATCGACAAGGTGCGCCGACGCCTGACCATGACGCTGCTGCGCGCGGGGCTACAGCCTCTCGACCGCCCGCTGTTTCAGCCGCCCGCCCAAACGCCCGATTTTCCGGAGAGTCAGTGAAGTACTACCTTCGCTTGGGGTTGGCGATTTTCCCGCTCGGCGCCATGGCCGGCGTGTCCCGGCTCTACCGGATGTGCACCGGGCAGATCCCGGTCCGGGTGGAGCTGGCGATCGAGCGGGTAATCGAGTGGGTCGAGGAAGCAGAGGAACCATGAGAAACGAGGAGCGCGATGGTCACCCACTGCTCATGTCGAACGATGGCCCCGGCGCCGAGCCCGACATCCACCTAACAATCAGAGCGAGGAACAACTGTCTCAGGGCTAGACGATTGAAAGCCGGCCTTACACCTCGGGAGATTGGCGAAAAATCCGGCGTTGGCTATGAGACGTATTTGCGTCTCGAAGGCTTAAAAGCTTCACCCATAGCGAGACTGCGAGTGTGTAAGATCCCACACTGTAGCCGTCCGATCTGTCCAGCCAGTTGGCTTTGCAAAGACCACTCGGGATTGAAAGAGCTTGCCGACGAGTATTCTCCGAAACTTGGGTGGTCAAGTGCGGCAGAGAAGCTAGCCAAATTTCACAACTGTACGCCAGTTGATCTATGGCCAGATGCTGTTTTATCCATAGTAAATCCGGTTGTTGAAATTGAGATAGACGGCGAGAAGCTAAAACGCCTAACGAAAGGAATTCTGAGTCCCGGACCAGACCATGAAATCGAGGCAAGAGAAAACAAACATGAACTTATAACCGCCATAAAATCATTGACACCAAGGCAAGAGGAGGTCCTTGTCGAACGGTTTATAGAAAATAAGACCCTGAAACAGGCAGGTGAAGCGCTAGAGATTTCCGCGAGTCGGGTTAGGGAAATTGAAGGGAAGGCGCTTCGAAAACTCCGCGAGCGTCTGCAAAAAGAAGCATCGAGGCCTACGCACAAAATCGAATTGCCGTACTGTAAAAAGTGCCTGCACCATCGCGTTGTCCACCTGGGAACATTGTGCCGAATCTGTGACCCCGGGACGAAGAAGTCATCGGTCGAGGGTGCCAGGTGAGACGCTTCGAGTACTCCCTGCGTCCGCTCTGGTGCGACGATCCCAATGCCGCCGACGGCCGTCGGATGATGACGGGCGACGAGGGCCTGAAGCTTCTCAACCAGATGGGCGCCGAGGGCTGGCAGGTCGTCCAGATCGAAAGCGGGCAGGTGTTGCTCGAGCGCGAGCTGGATTCATCGGGATGACGCACGAGTGGCCACCCAAGTCTGCATCTTCGCGTTTACCGGAACCCTGGAGGTGGAGGTTCCGATACGGCGCAGCCGGCAGCACTCGAAACAAACGAACGGCCACGAAGCGCCCGAACCGCCTCCGATTCGCCTAATGGTTCAACTCGAAATGACGCTGTCACTCGTCGCGGCCGCACCCGCGCCCGCCCCACCGGATAACCCCGACTGCCGCCCGGACATCGACCGCAAGCCCAATCGCAAGTGGACCCAAGCCCCCCGCCCTGCCTCCGTCCTGCGGCGTCGACTCGACCTGGCGCAGTTCACCGAGCGATTCCGGCTCCGCGTCTACTACGACCAACGCCCTAGGGACCGGGAGGAGTGCCGGCTGTCGGACGACGAGAACGCGGCCATGGCCGTGGTGAGCCGCCTCAAAGCCAAGCTGGCGGCCGAGCCGTGTCTCGAAATCGAATCACAGGAGCGGCTCGCACTCGCAATCTGGAGCGTCGCACAAGTCCTGGATATCGCGCCCGCCGACGCCCTCGCGGTACTCAAGCGCCTGGCCGAACGACGCCCCTGCCCGTTCGTGTCGTGCGCCTATCACCTGTACCTCGACGTCCTGCCCGAGACCGGCTCAATCAAGTACAATTTCCCACACTTAGAGCCCGACCAGATCCCCGAAACCTGCGCCCTCGACGTGGCAGACCGGGGCGGGATTCTGCTCGACGAGCTCGGCCGGCTCATGAACGTCACCAACGTCGCCGCTCTCAAGATGGAGCGGGCCGTCTTCGCCGAGATCCGGGAGAAGGTCGACCCCGAGCTCGCGCGTGATTTCGAAGCCGAGATGCTGCGCCAGGCGGCGTCTTCCGAAGGCGATTGAGAGGACTCACCATGGGAAAACCACCCCCAGATTCCAACTCCACCGCGACTGAACAAAACGGCCAGAAATCGGCCCGCAGCAACCGAGATGCCAAGGGCCGATTCGGCAAGGGCGGCAAGGGCGGACCGGGCCGGCCCAAGGGCAGCGGGCGCGCCGACCTGGTCAACGCGCTAATCGACTTCATGTCCGAGCCCATCACCACCAGGGGCGGCGAGAGCGGCGACAAGACGAGAATGGATCTGCTGTTCTCGTCGACCTACGCGACCGCGATCGACAGGCGCGATCGAAACACCGTCGCCTGCAAGAACCTCATCTACCAGTACTGCCTCGGCAAACCCCCCGAGCGGGTCGAAATGTCGGGACCCGAAGGGGGTCCGATCGAAACCGAATCGAACCTCGACGTCATGACCACCGCGGCCATGCGCAAGCGATTGGCAGAGCTGCGCGCGCGGGCGCAATCGGAGTTGGCAAGTGGCGAGTCGCCCCCGCCGGCTGACAAGCCTTGAGCTCGAAGAACTCGAACTCTGCGAACGGCTGCGAGGGCGCGAGCCGATCCGGGATTTTCTCCAGCGCGTCGTTCCGTGGGAGCCGCTCCTCCCGCACCTCGAGCCGCTGATCTCACGCATCGAAAAAGCCCGCTGGGCTCCCCGGAAATTCTGCGTGTCTTACCCACCGCGTCACGGGAAAACGGAAACCATCAAGCGCGCGATCGCCTGGTGGCTCAACCAGAGCCCGACCGACGTCTGCGCCTACGTCGGCAAATCGAGCCAGTTCGCCGAGGACCAGTCCGAATCGATCAGGCGCTACGCCGTCAAGGGCGGCGCTGAACTCGGAACTCTGCAGCGCAAGGGCTCGTGGCGCACCAAGCAGGGCGGTGGATTACTCGCCTCCGGTTCGGACAAGGGCCTCGTTGGCTACGGCGTCTCGGGGCTACTGGTCGTTGACGATCCATATCCCGGACGCGAGGCCGCCGAATCGCCGATTCAACGCGAGCACATCTGGGAGACGTTCACGTCGGACACCATGACCCGGCTCGAAGGCGCGTCGGTCATCGTGGTGCACACGAGATGGGTTCAAGACGACCTGATCGGCCGTCTCGTCACCGACCATGGATGGGACTACATCAATATCCCGGCGCTGGCCGAGGAAAACGATCCGCTCGGCCGCGCGCCCGGCGAGGCTCTCTGGCCCGATCGCTACCCGGCGACGTACTTCCCGCAAAACGTCTACAGCGAATATGACTTCGCTTCGCTCTACCAGGGCAGGCCGAGGCCCAAGGGCGCGTCGGTCTTCGGGACCGAGCACTACTACGACCAGGACACGTTTTCGATCGACGGCTGTCGGCTGTCGCTGTTTGCGGACCCCGCGGCCAGTACGAAGACATCCGCCGATGCCAGCGCGATCGTCGCGCTCGCAATGAAAGGCCGAGGCGCCAACACCGAAGCGTGGGTGCTCGACGTCTATAAGAAGCGCGTGCCGATCCCGCAGCTTGTGCGCGACATGCGCGCGTTCCAACTCAAGCACGGCAACCCCAGCATGGCTGTTGAATCAGTCGGCGGCTTCAAAGCCGTGCCGCAGATGCTCGAGGAGATCGATCCGGACCTGCGCATCACCGAGGTCGCCCCGCTCGGCGATAAATTCACGCGAAGCCAACCCGTCGCGACGGCGTGGAATGCCGGCCGCGTCTATGTGCCGAAGCCGACAGACGCCAGGCCCGTCCCGTGGCTCAAGGATTTCCTGTCCGAGGTCACGAACTTCACGGGCGTCGGCGATCGGCATGATGACCAGGTGGACGCGCTCAGCGGCGCATGGAACGAGGGCTTCGAGGCCGAATACGGCACGGTCGACTTGAGCGGGATACAGAGGCGGCGGATCTGATGGCGAACCGAACGGCGTGAATGCCGGCGATGGCGTGGATGGTGATGATCGTGAATGCGCTGTTAAGTCTGTTGCTCAAAACAGCAAAGTGAAACGCAATGACCCCCGAAGACGACGAGCCCCTACGTCTGCGCCTAGGCGCCCGTCGTTCATTCACTGATCTCGCGATCAACACCATCGCGGGCGTCGACTCGGTCAGCGGGATTCAAAGCATCCTGCAGACGCACGATCGCGGGTATTTCTTCACGTCCGCCCAGCTTGCGGACGCCATGATGCGCGACGATCGCATCAGCGGTGTGCTCAAAACTCGCGTCGGCGCCCTACTCGCGAGTCCCGTCGAGGTCAAGCCCGCCAACGCGAGCGCGAAAGCCAAAATAGCGGCCGATTTGATCGGCGGCAGCGACGACGAGGCGGGCCTGTGGGAAAGAATTTTCCCGAGCGAGGTCGTTGGTGCTCTGTCCTCCTGGGGTAACAAGCTCGGCTTCGGCCTCGCCGAGATCGTCTGGGACACAAACGCGCGCATGCGCGAGTGGACGACGATCGCTCCTGGCGTCCAGCTCGCATCGAAGCGCGAGCGCGTGGCATGGCTGCCGCGTTTGAAAATCTGGCACCCCCAGTTCGTCTATTGGGACTGGGCCGAGATGCGCTACGTCCTCCTCACCGCAGAGGGACTGGTCCGTCTGCCGCGCGTCGACTCGCAACCGTACTCCGACGGCAAATGGGTGATTTATACCCCCTATGGGTATCAGTACGGCTGGCTCGACGGTCTCATTCGCCCTCTGGCCGACAAATACCTGATGCGCGGCTGGGACTATCGAGACTGGGCCCGCTACAACGAGCGGCACGGCATGCCCATCATCAAGGGCAAGTACCCGGCCGACTCGGACGCGACGCTCAAGAGCAAGTTCCAAAACGATCTGTCCAATATCGCCAGCGACGCCGTGATCGGCCTGCCGCAGCTTCCGAAGGACAAGGGCAGCTTCGACGTCGAGTACGAAGAGGCCGAGGCCAAGACCCACGAGACCTTCCAGCTGTTCAAGAAGGAGCTCGACGTCGATATCGCCGTCGCCGTGCTCGGCCAGAATCTGACGACCGAAGGTGGCACCGACGGCGGCAGCCGTGCGCTCGGGCAGATTCAAAATCTCATCCGCATCGATAAGGCGCTCGAGGATGCCCGCATCGCGAACGTGCTGCGCGATCAGGTTCTGACCCACTGGGCGTTCTACAACTTCGGTACGCCTGATCTCGCCCCACGGCCGAGCTTCGCCGTCGAGCCACCCGAGGACGAGGGCAAAGAGGGCGCTGCGCTCAAGGCGATCGGCGACGGCATCCAGTCGCTCAAGCTCGCGGGCGCGCCCGTCGACGAGCGAGCGATCCTGGATCGCTTCGGCGTGCCAATGCTGTCCGAAGAGGAGCAGGCCGCGCGCGAAGCGGTCGAGGCCGAAGAGGCGGCAGCCGCGGCCGGCAACAACGGCGGCGCTGGCGGCAAGGACGACAACGAAGGAGGCCCGCCGAAAAAGAAAACCGCGCAGCTCTCGTCCCGTTTGCCGCAACCGACGCCGGTCAAGCGATACGAGTTCCAGGGGCTGCCGATCGCCGTCGAGCACCCCGCCGGCTCAACTCGAATCTGGCGCGAGCCCGGGCCCGAGGGCGGCGTCATCGGCTCGACCAAGATGGTTCACGACTACGGCTTCATCGAGGGCCATGTCGGCACCGACGACGAGGAGCTGGACGCGTACGTCGGGCCCGATGCGAACGCGCGCGACGTCCACGTTGTCCATCAGGGCAAGGCGCCCGATTTCAAAGCGCACGACGAGGACAAGGTCATGCTCGGCTTCCCGTCGGCGGATGCGGCGCGTGCGGGCTACGTCGCTCACCGCAACGATGGCGATCGGGCGATCCTCGGCATGAGCGTCATTCCGGTCGACCAGTTCAAGCGCAAGCTCAAGCGTCGCACTGGCACCGGCAAGATTCGCGCGACGGCCGACATCGACGTCACCGTCGCGATCATGCGGCTCGCCCAGCGTGCCGAACATCAGGTCGAGCTGCGCGCACAGCGATCGCCGGCCGGACAGCGACGGGCCAAGCTCTATGCCGATCGCCTCGCGGACCGGGCCAAGCAACTCGCCGCGCGGGCGCTCGCCGTTGATCTTGTCGGCCTCAAGGCCGAGATCGACGCCGCGTCCGACTGGGACGACCTGCGCGCGCGCATCGTGCGCAAGTTCAAGGGGATGGACCCGCAGCGGCTCGCGCGCGTCGTCGAGAAGACGCGGCTCATGGCCAACCTCGGCGGGCGGCTGAGCGCGGTCCAGGACATCTGAGACAGACGGATGAGGCTGACCGACCTCCACCCGAAATTTCTCGCTCTGTCCGACGGACGTGCGGGATGCGGCGTCCAGTGCGATTGTCCCTGCGGCAATCCCGCATGCCTGCCCCTGTTCGTTCCGTTCCTCAATCCGCTCGACGGCGGCCCGCCCTTCCACGTATCGGCTACGGGTGAGCCATGGGGCTGGCAGCGAACCGGCGACACGTTCGAGACACTGACGCTCACGCCCAGCATCCAGCGAATGGACAAGGACGGTTGTCGCTGGCACGGATTCATCACCAACGGCGAAGTCACGGGCGCGTGAGGAGCCTCATCCCCGCTCATCCGCACCCTGCGGTTCGCCGCTGGTTCCGCCGTCAGCAGGCGCGCGACCGGAAGCGACGTACGGTTCTCTGGTACTTGCGCCGGCCGCGGGCGCTTCAGGCATGGGTGCTTCGAACGTTGCGCGCGCCCTGGCGGCCGGAGAGCCTGGTTCGATCCCGGGGCCCGCGGCCGTAGTTAGCCGGCGCACCCGTCGCGCTCACCCTTGGGCCCATGCAAGCCGTTCGCAACTGGATCGCCGATCACAAGAAGCTGACCATCACCATCCTCGGCGCGCTCGTCGGACTCCTGCCCGACAAGTACGTCGACCAGGCCCACAAGGACTGGATCATGGCGCAGCTCATGGCGTTCGTGATCGGCCAGGGCATTGCCGACCACGGCAAGGAGGCCGCGAAGATCGAAGCTGCGAGCCGCAACGCCGATCCCAAAGCAGTCTGAAGATCTTGCGGGGGCGGGATCATCAGGTGACCGGCGGCGTCTGAAAGCCATCGCTCGGGCCCCCGGGGAGAGGTGGCTCCTGACATGCCGGACGATGGCGACCGCCGGGGGCTTCGGCCCAAAGGAGCGCGCATGACTCGAGATCCCGAAGACGACGGTTGGCTGACGGTCTACGCATCTGCGCCGGCAGCGGCGCGAGCACAGGCGCCGGCCGACCCATCACCCGACCCTCCCGGCCTCATCGCCTTGAACCCGGGCGATGTGTTCCTGCATCGCCAGCGCTGCGCCGACAAGGACTGCAACGGGCATCTTCAAGTCATGGCCCTGCGCGCGCAGCCGCTTTCGAGCTGACCTGTGGCCGGCATCGAAGTCACGGACGACCCCGATCGCTTTGGCGAAGCCATCCGGCAGTTTCGTAAACGCGTGCCGGTTCCCGAATCGGTCTGGGACGCGATGGTCGAGCAGGAGCGGGAATTCGCGTTCAAGGTGAGCGGCGTCGCCCAGGCCGATCTCGTCGCCGACGCCTGGGAGGCAATCGACCGCGCCATCAAAGACGGCACCACGCTCGACGATTTCAAACGGGAGATCGGTGAACGGCTCGAAGCCGCATGGGGCGGCGAGGATGCCGCGCGGCTCGAGACGATCTTTCGCACCAACACGCTCGGCGCCTACAACGCCGGCAGGCACGAGATCCTCACGCATCCCGCGGTCAAGAAGTCCCGTCCCTACTGGCGCTTCGACGACGTCGACGACAACCGCGAGTGCGATATCTGCTCACCTGCACACGGCACGGTGCTGCCGGCCGACGATCCCGCGTGGGAGTCGATCCACCCGCCGCTGCATTTCTCCTGTCGCTGTCAGATCACGCCGCTTACACCTGACGAGGCCGAAGACGAAGGCATCGACGACGAAGCGCCCGACGTCGAAGCTGACGACGGTTTCGGCGCTCCGCCAACGGTCGGCGGCGACTGGGAGCCCGATATTTCGAAATACCCCGACTCGATTGCCGAGATTCTGCAAGACCGTTTGGAAAGTTAATCGCTGATCCCCCGCCTCGGATGCTGGAGGGGACAATGAAGCGGGGAGTCCTGCTATCCGCGCGGCCCGTGATGGCTCTGCCCAACGAGGGCGGCCCTCCGAGCGCGTTTCGGATTTTGAAGGCGGGCCCCAACCAGACCGAGAAGGGCACGTTCCTGTTCGACGCGCAGGCGGCCGAGGCCGTGATGACCGCGTGGGCGGCCAAGGGCCTCGACAAGGTCGTCATCGATTATGAGCACGACACGTTCAAGTCGGAGCCGGGGCCCAAGCCGGCGGCCGGCTGGTGCTCCATCGAGGTGCGCAACGGCGAGCTGTGGGCGGTGAACTGCTCTTGGACCAAGGAGGCGGCCGAGCTGCTCGCGCCGGCCGAGGGCGCGCCCAAGTACCGATTCTATTCGCCGGTCCTGAAGTTCGACGGCGAGACGATGCGGGTTACGAAGTTCGTGAACCTGGCACTCACCAACAACCCAGCCATGGACTCGATCGACGGGCTCATGGCGGCCACGGCTGACCCTGACGACAAGGAGTCCGACATGAACTGGGAAGAGCAGTACAAGGCACTCAAGGCGAAGTTCGACGAGATGGAAGAGAAGTGCCGAGCGCTGACCGCCCGGCTCTCGGCCCTCGAAGGTGACAAGACCCAGCTCACGGCGACGCTGAGCGCGTCTCAGACCAAGCTGTGTGCCCTGACCGGCCAGACGAGCGAAGCTGGCGCCCTGGGCGTCATCGAGGCGTGGAAGTCGGAGGCGGCGCAAACTGCGCAACTGAAGGCCGAAAAGGCCCAGGTCGAAATGGCGGCCCTGGCTGCCGAGGTGAAGGGGATTCTCGACAAGGCGGGGACCGACGGCAAGATCGCGCCCGCCGAGCGCGCCGACTGGGAAGCCGACGTCGTTCGCATGAGCGGCGGCAAGCTTTCGCGCGATGGCGTCGCCTGGCTGACCGCGCGAATCGAGAAGATGACGCCGAGGGTTTCGACTCAGGCGACGAGCCAGAACGCGACGCAAACCGCGGTGCTCACCTCGGCGGACATCCAGGTCGCCAAGCTCATGGGCACCGATCTCAAGGAGCTCCAGGAGTTCCAGACCAAGCGGATCGAAGCACAGGCGCTCGCCCGGGCGGCCCAGTAATCCAACCCCCTCACAGGAGCTGAAGAACAAATGTCCGCACTAACCGCTGCTCGCAATACCGTACGACTCGGGCCGAGCGAGGTCGTTCTCGGTAGCATCGACTGCCCTCTCAAGGCCAACGCCAAGGTGTACCAGGGCGCGATGCTGGCGCTCGATCTCACAACCGGCTACTTCACCCAGGCCCTCGGCGCGACGCTGAGCCTCAAGGTCGTCGGCCGATTCAGCTCCCAGCAGCCGTTCACGCCGGTGCTGGACAACACGGGCGGCTCCAACGGGGCGCTCACCGCGCGCGCCGAGCAGGGCGTGTTCCGCTATGGAAACTCGAGCTCGGGCGATCTAATCGCCTCGACCGACGTGGGCAAGCCCTGCTACGTCGTCGATGACCAGACCGTCGCCAAGACGGACAACGGCGGCACCAGGTCGCTTGCCGGCATCATCATGGGCGTCGATACGGCCGGCGTTTTCGTCGGCGTCGGGCTGCAGATCGGCTCGCTGGCCGACGCGATCGCCGGGGCCGGCGAGCAGATCTCAGCGTCGGGTGCGCTCGCCGTCGGCAAGCGCACGTCGATTCTGGCCGTGTCGGGCACCAAAGCCTACACGCTCGCCGATGGTCTCTTCATCGGGCAGCGGAAGTCCATCTTCTGCCGCTCGGCCACCTCAACGCCCCAGGGCGTCGTCACGCCCGCTCACCCGAACAACTTCGCCACCCTGACCTTCGCCAACGCGAACGGGTCGGCGGAGCTCGAATGGAACGGCACCGGCTGGGATCTCGCCGGCATCGGCGGCACCGTCACCGTGGCCTAACCGCGTAGCGCAGAAACACACAGGGAGAACACGACCATGGATATCACCCCAGCAAATATCGCCGCGCTGCAGACGCAGTTCGACATGCGCTACCAGGCGGGCTACAAGCGCCGCAAAACGTACTGGCAGGACTTCTGCGAGCTGGTTCCGTCGGGGACCAAGCAGAACCTGTACTCCTGGCTCGCGGAGCTGCCCGGCCTGCGCAAGTGGGTCGGCCCCAAGCTGTCGCGCAACATCGCGCTCCGGTCCTACTCGCTCATCAACGACGACCACGAGGACACCTTCGAGGTCGATCGCAACGACATCGAGGACGACCAGCTCGGCGCCTACGGCCGCAAGGCGGAGCTCTTGGGCGACGCGGCCGCGCGGTGGCCTGACGACCTGATGACGAGCGTGCTCATCAACGGCAACACCACCTTGTGCTACGACGGTCAGAACTTTTTCGACCTGGCCCACCCGGTCGACATCGACGACTCGTCCAAGGGCACCTACGCGAACTCGTTCACCTCGCGTCCGCTCACGCAGGCGAACTTCAACTACGTGTACGCGCAGATGCAGCAGTTCAAGGGTGAGTCGGGCAAGGTGCTCGAAGTGACGCCGACCCTGCTCATCACGGGGCCCGGCAACCGCGAGATCGCCATGGAAATCTGCAAGGGCGCGCTCATCGCCCAGGCCATCAAGAACGTGGCGGCCTCCGAGAACGTTGGCGGTGCCGCTGCCAGCAACGTCAACGTCGGCGAGGTCAGGCCGATCATCATGCCGCGCCTGGTGGATGACACGGCCGGTGTCTGGTATCTCGCCAGCACCGACCGCATCAAGCCGCTCATCTTCCAACAGCGCAAGCCCCCGACGCCGGTGCAGATGATCGACCCGCAGAACCCGGCGGTGTTCCGCGAGCGCAAGCTCACCTACGGCGTGGAGGCGCGCGGCGTGGGCGGCTACGGGCTGCCGTTCCTCATGACCCGCGCCGTGCCGTAGTCATGAAGATCATCCAGGTCCAAGCCCTGGCTCGCCCGGGCTTCCCGAATCGGTGCCGAGCGCACCGGTTCTGGCCATCCGGCGAGACCGTCAGCGTCGAGGTGCTCGATCAAGAAGTCGACTTCAAGACCGAGCACCCCGACGGGTCGGTGACCTTCGACCCCGAGACCAGCATCGAGGTCGAAACCGTCAACGCCACCACCGGCCGCAAGGAGAAGGTCCGGCGCGCGAACCCCACGCGCATCGGCCAGTCGGCCTACCGCGAGATTCTGGGCGACCAGGTCTTGCGGGTGGTCGAAGGCCGCGCGGTGCAAGCCGAGCTGTCGCAGGCGGCGCTCGACGCCGCTCGCCACAAAGCGGCCGAGCACGCAGCCGAGGCGGCGGATCTGGCCGCCAAGAACGCGACTCTCGAGGCCAAGGTGGCCGAGCTGCAGGCGGCGCTGGACGCCGCTCGCAGCGCCCAGTCGGCCGCTGACACGAGTGGCGATCAGGCCGAGCAGTCAGGCGGCAAGCGGGGAAAGAAGTAGCCCGTGCCCGCCCCGGTCACTCAGTACGCCTCGACGACGGATCTGGACAACCAGATCAACGCCGGGGCTCTGTCCGGGGTGACCACCCAGCAGAAGACCGACGCGATCGACAAGGCGTCCCGGGAGATGGACGGCTACTTCCGGGACCCATTCACCCTGCCCTTCGTGCAGGTCGGCACCGACGTCGCCATGCACTGCGCGAACATCGCGATCTACCGGCTCATGGTCGGCCGGGGCTACAACCCCGAGTCGGGCGGGGATCCGGGCATTCGCGATCGCTACAAGGACGCCCTCGCCTGGTGCACGCTCGTCTCCAAGGGCACGATCACGCCGGATGTGACCGATAGCTCCTCGGGCGCAAGCGAGGGCCATGCCACCGACGGGCCGATGGTGATCTCGTCGGCCTCGCGCGGCTTTTCGAGCCGTGGCGATGCGAACGGCAAAGTCTGGCCGTTCCAGGGAACCTGACATGGCTGGCGTGCGTGGAGACTTCGCGGCGCTGGCGGACCTGCGACGCCGGATGCGGTTCGTGACGAGCCCCGCGTTCCGGGAAGAGGCCGTGCATCGGCTGGCGGCCGTGGCCACCAAGATGCTGGCGGACGAGTTTCGCGAATCGCGCAATCCCTACGGCGATGCGTGGAAGCCCGTCTTTCGCAAGCGGCGCCGCGATCGCATCGCGCGCGGCCGGCGCATCGCCAGCGGCCAGGGCGTGCGCGCGGATAAGCCGCTCGTCGACTCCGGCCGGCTGCGGGCGGCAGCGACCGCCAAGAGCGCGGACGTTTCGGGCGGCTCTATGGTCCGCATCCGTATCCCCGTCGATTACGCCAGCTACCACCAGGACGGCACCAAGCGCATCGCGCGCCGGCAGATCGTCCCCGACGCGGCCGGCGGTCTCGGCCCGATCTGGCGTCAGGCCATGAACCGCGAGCTCGAGCGGCTCGTGCGCGAAAAGCTGGAGACCCGGTAGATGGGCCTCCAGGACTTTCTCGCGGCCGTTCAAACCCAGATGACCACCGTCATGACGGGGCTTTCCCAGACGGTGCCGGTCTTCAAGACGGGCTCGGATCATCTGCAGGACGAGGACGCCCCGCCCCGCATCGTATTCGTGCCGACGCGCGAGCGCATCGCCGGGCCCCATGGGCAGGGCGGCGATACCGTCGCCAACCCGCGGCCGCTCGCGACGGCGCACCTACACCTCGAGTGCCACGTCTGGGGCGACGATATCCCCACCGTCGAGACGCTACGCAATCACCTCGTCGCCGCGATTCATTCGCAGGCATACGGCGCGCACGCCGAGGTGTCGGGTGATTGGTCGATCGGCCAGTCGTCCGCCACGCGCAAGGGTTGGGTGTACGTGCTCGAGACGACCATCGAAATCCCGATCACGCGCGAGCTCGACATCTACGCGACGATCAACACCATGCCGATCACGGCGCAAGTACTGCCGATCCCATAAGGAGAGCCCATGGAAGATTCGACGAGTGACGTGGCGGCCGTAAAGCCGATCGAGAAGTGGGCCGAGCAAAAGGGCCTGTGGCCGCACGTCATCCAGGCGGCGCCGCAGCAGGTGCGGGGCATGGCGGATCAACAGACCGGGACCATGACCGTCAACCTGGCGAGCATCACCCCGCCCCGGCTCAATCCCGAATACTGGAAGTTTGCGGCGGCCAAGGCGCTCCGCAACTGGCCCGAGGGCCGCGAGGTGTCCGAGGCCGACTTCGACGCTGCCGTCGCTGATGCGGCCGGCGTGGTGATTCGCTAACCCCAACGAGGACAGCACCATGGCAATCCCCGACGTACAAATAACAGTCCAGGACAACGGCCTCGGCATCGTGCCGGCCAGCGTCGCCAACGCGCACTTCAAGATCGGCGTGTGCTCAAGCGGCGTCGTCGGGCAGGTCTATGGCTTCTCTGACCCGGCGGTCCTGCAGAGCACGCTCGGCCAGGGCCCCCTCGTGGACGCGATCGGGCACGCGCTGGCGGTCTCCGGCGGCCCGGTCTACGCCGTCCCCGTCAACCCCAGCACCTACGGGACGAACGGCTCGATTACCCACACGGGACCGGGCACGGGCACCGTCACGGCGTCGCTCGCGCCCGCAAGCACGATTCTGATCAAGGTCAGCACCGGCGGCACGCTGACCAACATGCAGTTTCAGATCTCGATCGGCGGCGGAGCCTACAGCGCGCCGGTGGTCAGCTCGGCGTCCGCCTACCCGATCCCGGGCACGCTCACCAGCATCACGTTCGCGGCGGCGACCTGGGTGGTCGGGTCGATCTATACGCTCGACACCACGGGCGTCATCACGCTCACGACCGATCCGGGCGGTGGCATCGCGGCTTCGAACATTACCCAGTCCTCGAGCCCGCTCGACGCCTATTCGGTTCTGCTCACCATCACCACGGGCGGAGCGCTCGGGACGGCGGTGTTCACCTACTCCATCGACGGCGGCAACACCGTCAGCGGGCAGATCGCAACCCCGGGCGGCGCCGGCAAGTACGCCATTCCCAACACGGGCGTGGTGGCGGTGTTCTCGGGCACGTTCACCGCGGCTGACACGTATGCATGGACGACCACGGCGGCGAGCTTCAACAACACCGACATGACCAACGCGTTCACCGCGCTGTTCGCGGCGGCTCCGACCTGGGGCTTTGGCCACATCGTCGGCGCCGCGTCCAACTCTGCCGGCAGCGCCGCACAGGCGGCCGTGGTCGACACCCAGATGACCACGGCACAGGGGCAATTCCGGTTTGCCTTCTGCATGATCGAGTGCCCGACGGCCGAAAGCGATTCGACGGTCGCGGCGGCGTTCGCCAGCTTCAGCTCACTGCGCACGATGGTTTGCGCGGGCGACGTCGGCGCGGTCTCGCCGCTCAACGGCCGGACCTTGCGCCGCAACTGCGCGTGGGTCGTGGCGGCTCACATTGCCGGCATCAAGCCCGGCGAAGACCCGTCCTGGATCGGCTCGGCGACGCCGGTCAAGAACGTCGCTTCGCTCTATCGCGACGAGGTCAAGACCCCATTCCTGGACGCCGCGCGCTTCACGACGATGCGCACGGTCCAGGGGCGCCCGGGCTACTACATCACCAACGGCAACCTCATGGCCCCGGGCGGAAGCGACTATAGCCTGGTGCAACGGCGGCGGGTGATGGATGTCGCGTGCAACATCGTGCGCGCGGGCGAGCTGCCGTTCCTGAACGGCTCGATGCGTGTACAGGCGACCACAGGCTACATCGACGAGCGCGACGCGCAGCAGTTCGAGGCCAAGGTCAACTCGCAACTGAAGGCCGGCGTGGTGGCCACGGGCGATGCCTCCGCAAGCTCGGTCGTGGTTAATCGGACCACCAACGTGCTGTCGACCAACAATCTGCCCGTGACGGTGCGGCTCGTGCCGCTGTTCTACGCCAAGCAGATCAGCACCAACATCGGTTTCTCCAACCCGGCTCTGTCGAACTAAAGCGAGGTCACCATGCCAGCGCCAATTCCGTACCCGCTCATCCAGGGCCACCGATACTCGTTCGCGAGCATCGAGGCCGTGTTCAATGGGCTCAAGATCCTGGGCTTCACCTCGATCAGCTACGAGGACAGCCTCGAGCCGGGCAAGGTCTACGGCTCCGCGCCCCAGAAGATCGGCCGCACGCGGGGCAAGGCGGACCCCAAATGCGAGGTCGAGATGCTCAAGCTCGAATGGGAACAGTTCAAACTCACCCTCGGCGTGGGAGGCGTCGGCTTCGGCGAAACCGCGTTCGACATCGTCGTGGTCTACGCCGAGCTGCCCTACGCGCCGGTCACGACCGACACCATCGTTGGCTGCCGCATCACCAACGTCAAGGACGCGAGCCAGGATGGCACCGATCCGTCCAAGGTCACGCTGACCATCGACCCGATGACCATCCTCCACAACTTCGTGCCGATGGCCACGCCGAACGGGTTCGGGTTCTGAAGTTAGCGACGGCGGTGCCCTCGGTACCGTCGTCGCATGATCACCGAAGAACAAATCACCAAACTGAAGGAGGCGCACCCCGGCGCCGAGCTCCACCAAATTTTCAACGCGGACACGGGCGTCGACGTCATCGTCAAGGCGCCCAGCGAAAGCGAATGGAAGCGTTTCAACAGAATGCGGACCGATCCAGATCAGAGAGCTCTCTGTATGGAAACGCTATTCCGTGCTTGCCTGGTCTACCCATCGCCACAGGACTTCGCGCCAACGCTCGCCAGACTGCCCGGCCTCGCCGAGACCTTCGGCTCCGAGCTCGTGGACATTGCTGGCGTCTCGCGCACGAACTCCAGAAAAAAGCTCTAGAGCGCTACGAAGCGTCGAAGAAGGACCCGTTCGACGCGGCGGCTTGCCTGACCGCCTTTGTTCGTGGCGAGGATGGGGATGATGCCGAGACCGGCGCCCTGCTCGTGGCTGACGGTCTCGGCTGTCTGCGCGTGGTGCGCGATTTTCTGACGAGGAAATAATGGCCGGCGGTGGCGGACTCGAATTTCTGATGGAGCTGGATGCCAAGCTCGACGGCATTGCGGAGGGCCTCAAGGTCCTCGACCGACTCGATGCGACCCTCAAGCACCTGGACGGCACGCTCACCAAGTTCGACCAGCACCTCGAGAAGTCTGGCGAAGCATCTCGGCACGCTGCCAGGAAGCACGAGGAGCACGAGCACTCGCTGTGGAAACTCGGGCACCAGTTCGAGTATGTGAAGAACGGTCTTCACGAATTCGCCGAGGCGCTCGGCCTGGTGCTCGGCTTCGAAATGCTCGAGAAGGGCTACGAAGTGGTCGAGCACCTGGTCGACAAGGTGATCGAGCTCGGCAAAGAAACCCTCGTTACCGCGGCCAAGGCGGAGCGCTTTTCAAAGGCTTTCGAGATCAGCCTGGGCGCGGGTGAAGGCTCGGAGATGCTCGAATACATCGAGGGCATCGCGAAGTACACCGAGTTTTCCCGCGAGAACCTCAAAGGGTTTTCTCTCGAGCTTCTGCGCGGCGGCTTCGCGGCCGAGGAGATTCCGCGCGCCATGGCCGCGTCTCTCGACCTTGCGGCCCGGGCCGGCGACAAGATGGATGGTATGCAGCGGGCGATCTCGGCGCTCAGCATGATCAAGGCGACGGGTCGGGTCGAGGGGCGGCTCTTCAAACGTCTCGGCATCGGCGAGGAGAACGCGCCGGAGAAGTTCTTCAAAGATCTATCCGCCCGCACCGGCAAGGGCGTGACCGAGCTCAAAAAGGAGATCGAAAAAGGCAAGGCGCCGATCGGGGCCATGCTGGAGTCGATCTATACCCTCATCGCCGGAAAGCGCGCGCACCTCGGGGATGCCGGCATCGAACAATCGGCTGGCATGGCCGCGAAGATCACGCATCTGCGCGAGGTGCCCGAGCTTCTCATGGAGAAGATCGAGAAGAGCCCGGCCTTCGGCAAGATGACGGCGTTCATCGAGAAGATCGGCGATCTGTTCGGCCCCGAAGGCCCCCTCGGTGAGAAGCTCGCCCGATCGCTCGACGTGGCGTTTACCAAATTCGTCGACGTCGTCAGCAAGGTCGACCTCGAGAAGATGTTCACCGGGATCGCCGCAGCCATCGAACGGCTGCCCGACCTCATCGAGCTGACCACCAAGGCGATCACCAAGCTCGTGCCGCTGGCGCTCGACGCTGCCAAGGCGCTCATCGAGATCGTGACCTTCGACCAGAAGCACTCCCCCGCCAATCGCGCCAACCCGTTCAGCGGGCTCGGATATAGCCCGGGCAAAGAAGTCGGCGCTGGTCTCGCCGGCGGCCTGCGCGACGGCACCAAGGGCGCGGTAAAAGCGACTGTCGATATGACCGGCGCGGTGAAAGACACCGCCGCTACGGAGCTGAAAATCCGTTCCCCTTCGAAGGTCTTCCAGGAGTTCGGACGAATGACCGGGGAGGGCTACGTGCGCGGTCTCGAGGACAGCGCTAGTCGTGTCGATGCAGCCGTCGCCTCGACGCTCGCCGCCAGCGACTCGGTCAAACCGGGCACGTTCGCCAGGCCGGCGTCGGGCGCTGCGTTCGGGCCGATACAGGTCACGGTCAACGTCACCACCAATGTCAACGGCGCGGGCGAAGGCGAAGGCGCGGCCAAGCAGTTCACTGATGAGCTAGCAGCGCGCGTCGAATCGATCACCATAGCCACCATCCAAAGCGCCCTCGAGCAGGCGCAGATCGAGGCGGGTGCCTGATGCCGATTCCGTTCTGGAGCAAAGAAGGCGTCGCCGAGGCGTTCGGCACCAAGCAGGGCGCCACCTCTGACGGCGCCATCTTTTCGACCGACCCGTGGGACGTGGCCACGCTCGCCGGCAAGAAGCTGCCCGGGATCTGCAAGGTCGACGGCGCGCCGACGCTGGCATTCGAGAAGAAAAAGCAAGGCGGTGTCGACGGCGCGATCATCACGGTCAACGGCTATCTGCCCGGACCGATCGAGATCGAGTGCACCATCTGGCACGAGGCCCAGTGGACGTATCTGCAGTCCGTCGCGCCCGAGCTATGGACGAAGCCGAACAAAAAGAAGACCAAGGGCTCCGAGCTCGCGCGGCCCATCTATCACCCGGCGCTGGCCCTGTGGGGCATCAACAACGCCGTCGTGATCGGCGTGACGCCGCCCAAAGACGGCCCCGTCCCCGACACCAAGGTCATCAAGTTCAAGTGCCTCGAGTGGGTGGCCGTCACGAACGACAATAAGACCAAGACCGTGAAGCCTTCGGCGGTCGTGCCGCTTGCGCCTCAGTACAATCCCGCGCGCAACAAGGTCCCGCCCAAGCCAAGCACGACGGCCGTTCAGCCCGGCGGCGAGCCCCCGAACCGCAAGGGCGGCGTGAGCTGAGCCGGTGGCGTTCGCGACGCTCAACGGCGTGCCCATTCACGATGGGCGCATCTGCATGCCGCGCATCGGGGCGTGGCACGCGGATCTCGCGGCGACGATGGACGCGCCGAGCGGCAGGTGCACGCTCGCGATCGACGGCGGGCCCACGCTCGTCGGCACTGCGCACCGTTCCGGCTCGTGGCTCGACACGGCTCATGTGCGCATGGTGGCGGGCGCTGACGGCCTCGGCAAGCGCGCGTTGCCTCGCCACTACCGCGGAGCCAGCCTGCGAATCGTGCTCCTCGACCTACTGGCGACAGCCGGCGAGACGCTCTCGGGCGCGGCCGGCGCTTCGGTCTTGCGGCTCAACTTCGACGCCTGGACGACCATTGGGCAGTCGGTCGGGCGGATGATCGGCGCGCTGCTGGCCGACTCGAGGCTGCCGGCGGCGACCGCCTGGCGCTTGCTGCCCGACGGAACGCTGTGGGTCGGTCAGGAGAGCTGGCCGGATTCAGGGCTCGCGCCCGTGACGGACTACCAGGATCTCTCGGAGGACCCGGCGATAGGCGCGCTCGAGCTCGGCGTCGAGGAGCCGACCTTGCTGCCGGGGACGCTGCTCGGCGGGCGCAAGGTGTCCTACGTCGAGCACCGAATCAGCGGCGAGACAACGCGGACGTCAGTGTGGGTCGAGGGCTAGTCGCCCGTTCTGCCGGCGTCAGCGGACGGCGACCGTCCGGTGAGCGCCACGGTCGCTCGGTAGGTCGTGCTGCCCTGGGTAAAGATGATCGTCGCTGAACCGCGACTGTCGCCGAATCCCTGCGGCCGATAAAACGCTGGGATCGCGAAGCTATCACCAGGTTGCATCGGGCGAGTCAACCACTGCAGGATTGGCGCTCGATCCGCCGAGAACTCCAGGCGCCCATCGGTCGACGAAACGTCGATCGACATGATGCGGACGTCGTTGTCATAGGCCGTGAAGTAGATGTCCCGCCGGACGGCGATCCCGATGGGCGTCGACCCAAAATCTTGGGTTGCAACCTGAAACGAGGCCGGTCGCTGCTGCGGGGGGATGATGTCCACTATCCCAGATGGCGCCTGTCCGTCTGTTCCTCCGCCAGCGTCGACTTGACCTGGGGCAACGACGTCGGGCGAGGCGTCCATCGAATTCGACGATCCGGCATCGCTCATGCTCATCGGCGATTGAACGTCTGACGAGCTCGCTTCGGGTGTTTGAGCCGATGCCTTCAATGCGACGTCGGTAGGAGGCGACGACGAATCGACTCCGCCACCGTCGGGCTGATCGGATCGGACAGAACCCGAGCCGCCACCGCAACCAATCACGACCGCGCAAACCATCAACCATCGCATTCAATGAGTGTTCGTGCGTACAGTCCTTCCGTCAATCTGAACGCATGCACAGCCGGCGCTCGGGCCCGAAGTTCACCGCGGTTTCGGGGCCACATACGCTCAAGCCGTGATCCTGGACCGAATCAAGGCGAGCCTTTTCGCGCTCGTCGGCGCCGCAGATCCGCGCGCCGTTTACGCCGGTCTTTTCCGGGCCGAAGTCGTCAGTCAAACCGACGATACGCACGTTGACGTCAAGCTCGACGATCCAAATCTGCCGGGGATGTCGGGCGTCAATCTGCAGGTAGGACTCCCCGGAACAGTCGTTGGTTTTCGGCCCGGCGCGCGAATGCTGATCGGCTTCGAAAACCGCGATCCGGCGAAGCCATTCGTCGCACTTTGGGCGGGCGGCGAAACCGTGGACAAGATGACGTTCAACGCGGCCCAGGTCTTCGTCGGCGGCGAGCTCGGCGCACAGCCCCCAATCAAAGCGCCGACGTTTCTGACGCCGTTCGAGGTCTGGGCAAAAGCCGTTGCGGCGGCCGTCGCGGCGGACCCGTCGATGCCCGGGCCAGCCAAGGCAGCGGTCGACGCAGCGGAAAAAGCGCTCGAAATCGTCCTCGACGGCGGTCTAGCCACTGCCAAGAACGCCTATGTGAGGTGACGTGCCTCCGGTCGTAACAGATTCTCTCGCGACCGCGGTGTCGCAGTCCGTAATCGGCCTCGCTCGTTGGGGCGGGCAACCCCATATCATCGTAACGGGCGGCTTTTTAGCGGGAGGGACGGGTACCGGGAAAACTCGCGCCTTTCATCTCGACGGAACGCATACGGACTTGCCCGATCGGCCTCAGGTGAGCTTGTCGGCCGGAGACTTCGGCGGCAACACGCCTAACTTGGCCGGCGGCACAGTCACGATGGCAAACGGGGACATGGTGATCATCGGTTGCCAAGCAGGCACTGCCAGTCATCGCCTTATAGCAGCCTCGCAGACCTGGACCACATTTACGGCGCCGCCGGCTGGTCCCACCGATGCTTACTATCAGCCGTTTCTGCTCAGCAATGGCGACATTTTGCTCGTGGTCGGAGATGGCTACCCCAGCAATCCACCGCGATGTTTCCGATGGAGCGCTCTCGGAAACTCTTGGTCGACGGTCACGTTCCCGATTGCGACTTATGCTGGAGTCTCCAGCGAAAACGTGGCGGCCGTCACGTGTTGCACATTGTCCGACGGAAGCATTCTCGCCGTCGCATTGAACGACGACAACGAATCTCACGAGTTTGCCTGGTCCCGATTTACCGAAGGCGGCGGATGGAACGCGTATCAGGTGTTTCATACTGGCGTTCCGGACGCGACCTATAACCAGGATGTCTCCCTGCTCGTTTCCGTCGGTTCCAAAAAAGCACTGCTCTGCAATCGAGCCGGGTACAACGCGGGTCTAGGTGTGGACGTTCCGATTCGCCCGTTCGTCTACAACGGCGACGCCGATGCATGGCATTCCGTCCCATCGCCAGCTCAGTATCGCGAGGGATATGCGGGATGCGGCTCGTGCGCGGGCGAAGCCTATCTGATTGGCGGCGTCGACGAGGTCAGCGGAACTACGCTGATCGCGCAGATCGAAAAGTTCAACGCCGGCACTGAGACATGGTCGAACTTCGACACGCTCCCTGTGGCGGTGCGCGTGCCGGGCGCGGCACTGTTTTGCCTAGACTCGACGACGCGCTTTTATGTAGCCGGGGGGACGACGGACGCCGCCGAAACAACCCCGAGCACCCAGGTGGTCGCTTACACCGCCTCGAGCGCATGCGGTTGTGACCAGCCTCCGGGCATCGGCGAAGCCCTCGCGCCCACCGAGGCGCCCTCCGAGCTCGGCGTCGATATCCTGTGCGGCCCGATGGTCGGCCCGAGCGCGCCGTCCGCGGGCTCTCCTTCCGTCCTGCAGACGGCGCCCGCTCCCAATCCGACGGCGAATCAGAACGAGTCCACCCTCGGCGTGGACATCGCCGTAATCGCGGGGAGCAACTGATGCCGACCGTGATCGACGTCGGGCGGAGTCTCAAGCTGGTCGCGGGGCTTGATAATCTCGGCAACGCAATCGTCAGAAGGCTCACCACCGACGGCCTCTTTTACGACCAGTCCTACGGGGTGGACGTCCGCCGGTGGCTGAGCGCGGGGATGGACCAGGCGAAGCTGGCAGAACTCGACGGCGTGATACGCGGACAGGTTGAAGCTGATCCGCGCGTGCAAAATGCGACAGTGGTAGTCGACACCAACATCGCCGCCGCAACCATGAAGATCAGCATCGACATCGACACAGCGGCCGGGCCGTTCAAGCTGATCCTGGCCGTGACGGCGCTGACCGTTGATCTGCTTCAGGTGGAGGCGCTGTCTGCATGACCCGCGCGCTTTCGGATCTGCTGACCGTCCAGACGAGTGCTCTGATTCGACAGCGCATTTTAACCGGCATGAAAAACGGCGGCCTGCCGGTATCCGACTGGGCAGCGACCGCCAAGGGCGGCCTTGAAAGTGCGCTCGTCGACATGTCGAGCCAGAGCCTGTCCGACCTCGCGGCCGCCAACGTGGTGGCGGGCATAGCGGGCGGGTTTCTCGACGAGGCGAGCGGCGACTGGTTGGCGATGCTGGCGAAGCGCTTCTACCAGCTCGACAAGAACCAGGCGACGTACACCATTCAGAGCATCACCCTCACCGCGAGCGCCCAGGCGGTACAGGTGAGCAAACAGCCCGGCGAAGTTTGGGTCATCTCGTCGGCCGGCAATCGCTATCAAAACATCGACGCGATTGAATTGAAGCCCGGTGCCTCGGGACAATTCAACTTTCAGGCCGAGAATCCCGGCGCGGCGTATGCCGATACGCCCGGAACCATCGCGACGCTTGTGACCAGTCTCCCCGGCGTGACCGCGCTCAACGCGCGCGCGTTCTTTGCGCCCCAGATCATAGCCGGCGGCAATTCCCGCGGGACCATCATTCCGACCGCCACGCCAGCTCCCGCAGTTATCAGTGCCGACGGTTTCTGGATTCAGATCCTCACGTCTGGACAGGTCGGCGTGGCGATCTTCGAGTGGGCGATCGACGGCGGCAAGAACTGGATTGGAGCCGCGCTGACCGACACTTCGGTCGATATCGGCAACGGCTGCACCTTGCTCTTTACGAGTGCGGCAGATGCGTCGCTCAGCTTCATCAAGGGCGACGTCTTTTTCATCGACGCAAGCCCGATCATTCAACAGGGCTCCGATACCGAGGCCGACGCCTCACTGCGCGACCGGTGTCGCGCGCGCTGGCCCTCGCTGTCCGACAACATCACGCCGTGCAAGGCGATGCTGTGGGCGCGCTTCGTCAGCCCCGAGATCACCCGCGTGCGCGTCCTGGCCGACGCGAACCAGTCGGGCGGGATGCTGGTCTACATCGGCAGCTCGGCCGGCAAGTGCTCGCCGCTCACCATCGTGGCGGCACAGAAGTTCCTGACCGCGCGCATGGATCAGGGCGAATTCGTCAATGTCCAGTCGGTCGACGTGTGGGCGATCTCCGTGACCGGCACCGTCCAGGTGCCGCGCGACCAGCTCGCCGACATTCAAACACTCGCGAGCGCGGCATGGGCGGTTTATCTCGCCTCCGTCCCCACGGGCGGCATCGTGCGGCTGGCCGTCCTCCAGCAGATTCTCAAGGATGCAGGGGCGATCGATTTTGCCAGCATCGGCATCGGCGGTTCTCCCAATGTCGTCTTGGGGCCAAGCTACGTCCCGGGGCAAGCCGACGGCACGAGTCTCGCCACCTTGCTCAACTGGGAGCCGATCGCCGGGAGCGTCACAACGCCGTCGATTGTCCTGCCCGAGGAGAACGCGGCCGAGCCGGTTCTGACCCCCGACGCGATCCTGGCGCCGCCCGCGGACGCGGACATCAAGGAGAAGCTGCTATCGGTTCTGCGCGGGATCCAAGGCTTCCCCGTCACCGACTGGCACGTCGGCGGCACAACCCGAACCTATGTCGAGCTCGAGGCGGTGGCGCTCTCGGATCTCCTGCAGAGCGCGCTGCCAGGAATGTTCGGAGCGGTTTACGCCGATGGTGGCTCGGATGCGGCTACGCGCGACTGGCTGACCATCGTGGCCAAGAAGCTCTACAACCTCACGCGCAGCCCGGCTGTGGTGGCGGTTCAGAACCTGACGCTCACCTGCGACGGATCGCACGGGCCCTACACCATCACGGCGGGTACGTTCTGGGCGAAATCCCCGATTACCGGCAACCGCTGGGTGGCCAAGACCGGCGGCACGCTCAACACCGGCAGCACGCTCACCATCTCGATCGCCGCCGAGCAGCCGGGGTCGCAGTACAAGGACGCGGCCGGCACGATCACTCAGTTGCTGGCCCCGCTGCCCGGCGTGACGATCAGCAATGCCGCGGCGGACTTCACGACACCGGTGCTCACCGGCTCGAGCACAGGCACCGTCACGCCCTCGCGCACCTCCGGGGGCACGCCGCCGACGCCCACGAGCTTCCTGCTTCGAATCGACGCTGCAGGACAGGTGACAGCGGGGGCCTGGAGCTATTCGACAGATGGCGGCCTCACGTGGACGTCCGCAGGAACAATCGTCGCGAGCTATGCCCTGCCCGGCGGAACGACGGTAGCTTTCGCAAATGGTGCGGGCACCCCGAGCTTCGCTGCTGGCGATGTTTTCGCGTTCGCGACTCCGGGCACCGCAATCACCACGATTGGGCAGGACCAGGAGGCGGACGTGCCGCTCAGCGGGCGCTGTGTCGCGCGATGGCCCGATCTGTCGGTGGTCCCTCCGAGCCGATACATCAAGTGGGCCAAGGCGGCGAGCGCTAACGTCACCCGGGTTCGCCTGGAAGAAGATCCGAGCTACCTCGGCAAGCTCTACCTGACGCTGGCTGGCGTCGCTGGCGCGGTCTCGGGCGGCGACGTCACCGCGGTCCAGACCTACGTCGACAAGCTCACCCCGACCGGCCGCATTCTCATCGCGCGCGCGGCGACCACACACCAGATCACGGCGACTGGGACGGTCGTGGTGCCGCGCGGGCGAAAGGCGGCGATCCAGGCCGCTGCTCAGATCGCCTGGCAGGCGTACGTCAACAGCACCGACATCGGGGGCATCGTGCAGGTGAGCGATTTGATCCGGACCATCATGGACGCTGGAGCGATCGATTTCACGAGCCCTGCTCTGACCGGCGGTTCCCCCAACGTTTCGCTGTCGTCGACCGAGGTCGCGATCCTCAACACCTCGACGCCGCTCCTGGCCAACCAACTCACCTGGCAGGAGATCTAAGTGAGCTACAGGGACTATCAGACCAATCTGGCCCCCGGATGGCTGCAGGGCCCAAACGGCGCCGTGTGGGAGGGCGAGCTCGGGGGCGCCAAGGACGACATGCTCGACCGGGCGCGCCTCGGCGTCCTGGCGCGCATGCCCGGCAAGGTCGTCCGCGAGCAGGGCACGCAACCTGTCGAGGCGCCCACCGATGCCCTCGATCGAACCGCCGCGGATCGCATGATGCCGCGCGGGTCGGGCGAGCTGGACCCGGCCCTGGCCGCGCGACTCGAGGCCGCGTGGGACGCAACCTGGCCGTACGCCGGCTCGCCCTACGGGCTTCTGACCGCGCTCACCACTCTCGGCTACTCGAGCCCGAACATCGTCCAGGACAACGGCCGCTACTGGTACTTGTCCGGCGGCAACGTCGCCTATGGCAACTTGATGACCATGGCGACGCGCGGCCGACCGGGGTGGATGTTCGACTTCAGGGACGATCTTTGGAATCGCTTCGCCCTGCTCTTCCCCTCGGACGCGTCGGATCTTTCGAGCGCCGATGGCCAGCGCATTTTGAACGCCACCGCGGAGATCTGGCGCCCCGGCAACTGCACGTTCGTTGGGACGTTCGTGATTCTGGCCGGCCGCGTTTGGGGCTGGCCGACAACCCAGACCTGGGGCGACGGCGACAACTGGGGCGGCAGCTCTGTTCGATTCATCCCGCCGGACGGCAGCGCGCCGGTGGTGACAGGACCGTAAACGAAAGGATAACCACGTGCCGAGTAACTACACTGGCAGCCCGACCGCGACTCAAGCCCCCGGCCCGCAGCCGATTCCAGGCGCCATCCCGATCGCAGCGCTGCCCGCAGACGGCGATCCGGAAAATGCCGCCTCCGTTTCCCAGGCGTTCAAAGAGGCGATGGACTTCATCGCCTGGCTGATGAACCCGCGCGCGAAGGCATCCGACTGGGCAGCGCCGATTCAAACCTGGAAGTCCGCGGCGCTCCACAGGCGCGCGATCATCGATCACCTCGGCTTCCCTGCCGGCAGGTTCAACCAGTGGGTCGAGTCCTGGCGCAGCGGTAACTCGATTAGCTGTACCACGACGGGGCCCTTCGGCGGCGCGCTAGTCGATGACTGGAACGCCAATATCATCAAGACGGTCACCGGCGGAAACATCGCGATCGCCGAGCTTCTCGGCCCCAACAACGGAGGCATCAGCGGCAGCCGGTGCCTGCGACTCAAAGTCGGCGACACCGTCGGAGATTCCACTCTCGTGTCGGGCCTGCCCCAGGCCCTTTTTTACAACGACAGTGCCGTGGTCCTCGAGTGGGAGGCGTCGGTTAACGCCGCCGATGCGCTCCGCAAGGTGGCCATGGGTTTCAACTTCGGCAGCGATCCCCTCGCCAACTCCGCCATCGCGCAGTTCCATTACGACCAGGTGCTGTTCGGAAACGCCAACATCAGGTGCCAGACGAACGACGGGAGCGCCTTCACGACGGTCGACTCCGGTGTGGCTCTCGACGCCTCCCTCCATCGATTTCGCGTCGAATACCACGGCGCGGGTATCGATGACGCTGTCACGGCCAGGTGTCTGTTCTTCATCGACGGGGCGCTCGTCGCCAACATTACGACCACCCTGCCCGACCATTCAGTCTCGCCCTATGCCGCCCCGCTCTTTTACGTGAGCCGAATCGCCACGACGACAATTGGCCTGCCGCTCTATGTAGGCGCGGTCAGGTTCACGGCCAATACCTGGCGCGACGCGGCCATCTGAGCGCCGGCCGAAGTTAGGCGCGCCCGCGGTCTGGCGACGATTGAGCGAAGGAGACGCTCATGTCGGAAGCCATGCCGCAGGACTACCCCATCGTCAACCTGCCGGCGTTCCCCGGCGCCAACGGCGACCTGATGTTGATCGATCCGGACAACCCCCCGGACGGCATGCCTTCGCTGCTGGCCATCGCACGCGGCTGCAGGGGAACCGTGCTTTTCGACCAGGCCGTCACCCTTTTCGTGGAGGAGTGGCGGCCGGCGACGAGCACCTACGTGCCCCTCAACAACAACGGGGCAGGCGACGCCGTAGCGGCCAACACCGTGTGGCCAATCGCTGTCGGCTTCGGTGGAACCAAGACGCGCATCCGCGTTCGCTTCGGTGGGACGCCGCCGACGCTCAACGGTTCGCTCCTCGCATATCGCCTCACCTCCAAGTGGCCGGTCTCGCAGTAGGGAGATTTCGATGACACTCATCAAGCAAGCCCGTCGTTTCGTCGCGCAGGGGTTCTTCTTTGCGCTGCTCTGTTTTGCGATCTCCGCCCACGCTCAAACAGTATGGCCGCCGACGATCAGGGCTGTTGCGACCGCGCCGTACATCATCAAGACGGCCAACCCGGCGCTACCCAACGCCCAGGCCCTCGGATCCCTCGCCACGGGCATCGTCAAAAACACGACGAGCACGGGAGTGCTGTCGATTGCGGCGGCAGGGACGGACTACATCGTGGGGACGGGGGTCTCGGGCGGGCAGACGGTCTATGGTGGAACCGCTAACGGCGACATTTTGTTTCTGCGCACAGACAGTACGAACACAAATTCCCAGGTAGCGCTTCGGAGCAGCACGGTAGCATCGGCGGCAAACGCTTCATGGAACTTTTTCGACGTTACTACCAACGCGACAGTTAGCGGAACTACGCATATCACCAATACCGCCGGTTTTAACGGCGTTCAGTTTCGCGCGCCGCACATTACTGCGAACGATGGCGCTTTGACGGTCGATTATGCTGCCACCGTGGAGATCGCCGGCCAGCCCGGAGGAAACGGCACCGGGCCAGCGACCATTACGAACGCATATTCCTTATGGGTGCAGGGCGGGGTCAGTCGATTCGACGGCGTCATCTCGGCTAGCAGCGCGCTGGATCTCAGCAACGGCGGCTATACGTGGCCGATGATCCAGATCGGCGACGGGACGTCAGCCGGAACGCTCGTGCTTGCTCGGCCGACGTCAAGTACGAGCGCGTCGCTGGGAACGGTCAGCTTCTTCAACGGCACGACCGAGGTCGCGAAGGCGCTGGTTATCGGCGACGGCGCGACCGACAGCGGTGCATATACGCTCTACACGCGCCCGACCGGCGGCTCGCTCACAGAGCGGCTGCGTGTCGATTCGTCGGGAAATGTCGGCATTGGCGCAACGCCAGTGGCGCGCTTGCATGTTGAATCGAACGCCGCGACGACCTCGATACGCCTCAAAAAGACCACGGGAGCATCGTCGGACCTCACGTACGATTTTTATCAAGGATCGACGCTTGTCACTCAGCTAGACATCAACTGTGGCGCGTCGTCGGGGCAACTCATTATTTTCACGAAAGGCGCCGGCGCGCTTGCAGAGGCCGCTCGCTTTACGACTACCGGCGACTTCCAGATGGCCGATGCGAAAAACATAGTCGTCAACTCGACGACCGGAACGAAATTCGCAACGGCCACCACTCAGAAGATTGCCTTCTACAATGCAACGCCGATTGTCCAGCCGGCCACCACGGGCACGACGACGGGATTTACCGCCGGCTCCGGCACAGGAGCCAAGAGTGATTCCACGTACACCGGCAACGTAGGGTCGAGCGCATACACCGTTGGTGACATTGTGCTGGCTCTCAAAAATCTCGGGCTGATGGCCCAATAAGGAGATACGAAATGATCGTTCTGACTACGCCGGTAAATGTTCCCAATGTGACCCGGATTCAGGTCACCGACGTTTCGCTGTTCGATTCCTCGTCGCAAGCTGTGGTTGTTGTGCAGGTGAAATCTCCGCCGGCGTCCAATCGCACGCAGGGGTATCAGCTCACCATCGCTGATGCTGGCCAGTGCTCGCGGATCAAGCAGAACCCGACGCCCATCGCATTCGGCGATCCGGTCGTCGTTGACCAGTTCACGCCGACAGCCGGCGCATACACGCGGCTCGAAGCTGCCTATCGCGGCGGCGGCAGCAAGGCCGCGGCTTTCAAAGCGGTCGAAACGCAACTGCTCGCAGACGGGATCATCGACGCGACGCTGACCGGGACCGTCTCGTGATTCGCGTCCTGGCGCTCGTCGCGCTCTGCTTCGGCTGCACCGTCACCCTGGCCGTTAACTCCCCGCCGGCTGCTCCCGCGATCGCTGCCGCTCCTCAGCCCGCCCCGGCAGCAGCTCCCGCTCCCGTCCCTCCCATCAACCCCCGCCTCCCCTACGCAACCGTAGGCCCCGACGGCAAGGTAACTCCACGGCCAGACCTCACCCCCGAAGAAAAGGCGCTGCTCGTCGCCGACCTGAAGAAACAGGGGATCGCTGTGCCCCCCGATCTCGAGCCACCCAAGCCAGCACCCAGCCTGCCCCCCAAGCCCGAGACCAAGAAACCGCCGCCGCCGAAGTAATGAGCGACGACGACACGACGCCAGCGCCTGTCCCCGGGGAGACGGTCGACCAATACCATCGACGTGTTACGTCGGCGTTCGCGATCGCCAAGGCTCAGAAGATCGACCCCGAGAAGACCAAGCTCGAATTCACCATCATCAAGTTCGTCACGATCCTCGTCCTCGTCGTCAGTGCAACCGCCAGCGTCCTCATTGGCTACTGGCAGATCAAGAGCACGGTCGACCAGCTCGGAGAAAAGATCACGGCGATGGCTTCGATGCTGGTCAGCAAAATCGACCTCGCCAAGGTGCGAGACGACACGCGTAAGGCGACGCGCGCGCTGTTGCGGGCGGCGGTCGTCGAGTGTCCTCGGCAGACAGCTCGAGGCGAATCCGTCGCGAGCTGCAAGGTGCGGCTTCCCGATGACGAGTAACGCTGTGGTGAAGCATGGAGGGCGCTGATGGAAATGGGCGAGCTGAGCGGTGGGTTTGCAAGCGGTGCGGAGCCACAAACGGCGACGAGTCGGACGACTCAAAGCCCCGCATGGTCGCGCCGAAGACGAACGATCAGCGCCTCATCGTCAACCTCATCGGAGCAATCGCCACTCATCGAGATCAGTTGGGAGCACTTCAGGCTCGCCTCGAATCTGTTTACCGATTGCACGGAAGCGTTGGACGCGATGATCAACTACTTTTCGTCGCGAAGCTCGCTGCCGAATCCACCGAAATGATCGACGCGATCGCGACCTTCCGCGAGGGCCTGACAGCGAAGAAACCGGAGTTCCCATGAGCGTCGATGTCAGCTTCCAGAAGATCATGGACGCCATCGTCGAGGCGACGAAGGAGCTCGAGCCCGAAAAGCGCGCTCGGTTCCTGTGGAAGATGGAGGACGTGTTTCGGGACATCGGCAATCTCGGGCACGATCTGCGGCGAGCCGTGTCCGACATGCGGCGGGCGAAGTGACCCCGCTCTAAGCGGCCGGCGCGGTCACGATGGCGCTGCGGAACTGCGCTGCGGTCCAGTCGTTGCGCTCCGGGCGGCACGTGCTCCGATGCGACTCGCGCGCGGCCCACTCCCAGTCGCCGGCAGCGCAGGCTTTGTGGAGCTCGTCGAATTTCCCGATCCCACCGATCCCGAGGTTGTACGCCATATCGATAAGCGCAGCCTGGACCTGGACGGGGTAGTCATCCCACCCGGCGAACTGCCGGCGCAACCCCGGCAGAAACTCGCTGTCGAGACGCTCCTGGGCATGAGCGCCGGGGAAGGCCGCCGGCAGCCGGAGATCGCTCAGGGCCGCGTAGAAGCTATCCCGGTGGCCCGCAGGCGCAGCGGCGACGGTGGCAAATGCCACGCGTATCTCGTCGACGGACGCAGGGACGTCGGTGTCTTTGTGAAACCACGGGAGCGTCAGGGCGGCGTCGACGTTCGGGATCTTCTCACCGATGCCGCAGGTGACGAAGCCGCGATCGTCGACGTAGAGAAACGTCGTGTCGCCTTCGAAGCGCTTGAGACCGTCGAGGATGCTGGCCATGCGGCGATCGTAGGGGGACGATCGCGGGTGGCTGTACTTTGGGCGCTACGGCATGCCCTTCATCGCGCGGATCTGTTCTTCGCACGCAACGGCGCCCGCGGCTCGATGCGAGGCCCCGATCGCGAGCGGGTATCCATCCGTGCGGCCCGCGTTCCGATTTTCAGCCTCGACAATCTCGCGGCACGCGCGCGCCGCCGCTTCGAGGACCATGTCCCGGATCAGCGGCCATAGCACTTTGACGGATGCGTCGGCTCTCAGTGGGGCGACATCCTCGAGAAACCGTAGCTGCTCCTCCGTCGGTTCGAGTGGGTGGCGGGTCATGGCTTCCCTTCGATGCGCGCGATCAGAGCGGCGGCCATATCGCTGTCGCCTTCGCCCCGCTCAACAGCGTAACGGGCCAATGCGAGCAGGTCAGGCGCGGCGGCTATAAGCCGCGCATTGTCCTCGTCTGGAGCGCAAGCTCCGTTGAGCCAGCCTTCTGCGATCTCGACCCCGGCACCAAGAATGTCCTCGCCGCGCGAATCGACCAAGAGTAGCGTCCCGTCGCGCTGCTCCTCCCACTTCCACGGTCCCGGGCTGTGCATCACACCCTCCCCGCCCACCGGCACACGGTGAGCGCCTTGATAGCCGCGTCCACGCACTCCGCGCAGGCCAGGACCTTGCCGCCCTTCGTGTAGGAATTGACCGCTTCTTCGAGCGAACCAAAGCACAGCTCGCCGTCGGGCCGCGGGCGCTCGCACCAGGAGACGCCGCGATCGCGGATCACACACTGGACGTAAACTGGCCGATTCCTGATCTCCGTCGGAATCGCGATGTAAGGCCCGACGGCGCGGATGTCGACGATCGGCGTTCCGTCGTCGACGTGACCGATCACCCCACCGGCGTCCGCCGTCATCTGATCGTGGAACATGTGGCAGCGCCCGCAGTAGCGGTTCTCCATGTCGTGCTCGTTGAACGACCGCGCTCCGCACCTGGGGCACGTAATCCCAGCTCCGCTGGGCGGTGATGGCGGCGTCATCATCGCGATCCCTTTCCAGGGCGCCGCCCCTCGTTGTAGCGCTTCCACTCCTTGCGAACGAGCCCGCGAAACCAGCTCGACAGATCGCCGTCACCCTCCGCCTTCGCCAGCTCCGCGGCATGCTGCCGCAGCGACACCGGCATTCTGATCTCGACCTTCACCGTCTCCTCGGACGCGTCTAGTTTTGGCGGCACATCCGAACCATAGCCGACCGGCCTAGCGCCTGACAAGTCCATGACGATAAGGATTGACACATCATCCGGACGACGTCATGCTTAGTGCCTGACAACGAAATAAACCCGCCCCGACGAGTGCAAGTCGCCGGAGCGGGCAGCGACCCGAGAGAGCCGGCGAGCCGACTTTCCCACGTCCACCAACCGTGGAAGTTAGAGCGCCTGCCTCTCCCAACGCAAGAGGGAGGCGTGCATGCAGTCCGCGATCCGACGACACGACTATGATCCGACCGAGCGCGAGGAGTTCGATGCTGTCCTGTGGCACCTCGAGCATGGCGAGCTGCGCGAAGCCGCGGACGCCATGCATGACGGCGACTCCTGGCGCGTCAGCCTGCTCAGCCTCGACGCTGCTGACCTGACCGCCCTGCGCGGGCATCTCGCCAAGCGCCGTCTCGACCTCATCGAAGACCACGGCTTCATCGACGTCGTGAGGCACGGGTCATGACCGCGCAAATACACATCGCTCTCGCCCGCCTGTCGCTCGACGGCTCTTGGGATTGGGCAGTGCACGACAAGCGGGGATGGCGGGACAAAGGCAACTCGCCAAATCGTAAAGACGCGCTCGACGCCGCCTTTGCCGCAGCCTGGATCCGTGCGGAGCAGGTGACGGCCGCGATCGAGAGTGCCGCGGGAGATCCGTCGTGATCCCCTCTTGCTTCGAGTGTCGGGTCGCGGCTGCCCAGGCAATCGCGGGCGGGATGACCCGCTACCAGTGCCCACGCCACGGGCTGCAAGACGTCGGGGACGATCCGGGCGACAGCTCAGCGCGTCCGGCGTTCGTCGAAGCGCTGGAGCTGCATGCGCTCCACGCTTACGTCGAGGCCGATTGCCTGGCCCCGGGCGCCGCATGCGCAAGCTGTGGCGTCGAGATCGCCTATGGGCAGCGCTGCCCAGAGTGCGGGCGCACGGTGTGCCCGGGGGAGGCGTGTCTATGAACCGCGGGCTCTTGCAAGCCATGGTCGAGGCGTTCGTCAACCGGCGGATCGTCTGGACAGTAGACGCCACGACCGGAGCCGTGGTCCCCATGCCGCTCGACGAATATCTCGCGCTCAGCGAGACCGAGGCGGCTGAGCTCCTCGGCACGTTCGACGGCCGAGCCGCGGAAGTTCTGGGGCGACAGATCCAATCGCGCTCCTGAAGATTTGACGATTCAACACACGAAACAATCGAAACACGAAAACCCTTTCAAACGCACAACGCAATCAATACAAACAAAACAAGCAATGCCGGCAATCAATCCGGAGCTGAGTCGTGACATGTTCCTGCAGGGGTACATCACGTTTGCTGACGCCGTCGAGCTTTACCCGATTCTTCGGGTCTCGACGATCCGGCACTGGTGTCTGACCGCGCGCGTGCGATCGCGCCGCGTGGGTCTGCGCTGGTTCGTGCATCACGGCGATCTGCGGACGTTTGCCGGCATTGCGAAAGGACGGGAATGAGCAGCACAGCGGTGGCACGGTCAGAGTGGTTGCAGGCCCGGCGCTCGGGCATCGGCGGCAGCGACGCGCCGGTGATCATGGGCGTTGCGCCCAAGTCGTGGGGGTCTCTCTACGATCTTTGGCTCGACAAAACCGGGATGCTCCCGGTTGACGACTCGGCGATCCCCGAGTGGATGGAGATGGGCAATCGCCTCGAGCCCGTTGTCGCCCAGATCTTCGCTGAGCGCACCGGGCGCAAGGTCGAGCGCGTGGGCGAGATGCTGCGCCATCCGGAAATCCCTTGGATGCTGGGCAATATCGACTTCGCCCAGAATGACAACTCCCGCGGTCGTGGCGTCCTCGAGTGCAAGACGGCGGGCTTCTACAAGGCCGAAGAATGGGCCGAGGAGCCGCCGCTCATGTACCAGGTGCAGGGCCAGCATTACCTCGCCGTGACGGGCCTGCCCTACGTCTCGTTCGGGGCGCTCATCGGCGGGCAGAAATTCGTGTGGTGCGACGTCGAGCGCAACGATGAATTCATCAAGGTACTTCTCGACGAGGAGGCGCGGTTCTGGCGCATGGTCGAGACCGGAACGCCGCCCCCGGTTGACGGCTCCGAGGCGACCACGAAGGCGCTCAAGCAACTCTATCCCCGAGAAACCATGGGCAAGGTGGTCCGGCTCTCTGCCGAAGCGGTTGCTTGGACGGATGAGATTGAGAGCTGCAAAACTCAGATCAAGCAAATCAACGAGGAAATCAAACGGATCGAGGAGCTAAAGCACGCGGCGGAGAATAAACTAAAGGCTGCGATTGGTGAGGCTCAGGCGGGCATTGTCCCCGGGCGCGGGACCTGGACGTATATGACGGTCACGCGCAAAGCCCACCAGGTGAAGGAATCGCAGTCACGTCAACTGAAATGGAAGGAAGCACCATGACCACCGCAACGAATGGCAGTCCCAACGGCAATGGAAACGGCAACGGTCAGATCGTCCCGTTTCAAAAGAAGGTCGCCGATTTTCGCGGCCTGCTCGAAAAGCTCAAGCCGCAAATCGCGCTGGCGCTGCCCAAGCACATCAAGGCCGATCGGCTCGCGCGCATCATTCTGACCGCGGTTCAGAAAACCCCCGAGCTACTGAGCTGCACGCAGGAATCGCTCCTCGGCTGCATCATCCAGGCTGCCCAGCTCGGCCTCGAGCCCGACGGGATGCTAGGGCACGCGTACCTGATTCCTTTCAAAGACCGCAAGAAAGGCATCACGGTCTGCCAACTGATCGTCGGCTACAAGGGCATGCTCAAGCTCGCGCGCCAGTCAGGAGAGATCGCCGCGATTTCGGCGCACGTCGTCTACTCGAAGGACGAATTCGACTTCACCTTCGGGTTGACGGAGACGCTGATGCATCGGCCGGCTCGCGCTCCGCTCGTCACGATAGAGAGCGACAAAGAAGGTGAGCCGCCCTGGGAGGGACCCGACCCCGATTGGTACGCGGGCGGCATCGTCGCCGCGTATGCAGTCGCGACGCTCAAGGACGGCACCAAGCAATTCGACGTCATGAGCCGGCACGACATCGAGGCAATCCGCGAACGCTCCAAGGCCGCAACCGAAGGTCCATGGGCCACGGACTACCCGGAGATGGCCAAGAAGACTGTCCTGCGACGGTTGTGCAAGATGCTGCCGGCGTCCATCGAGCTGCAGACCGCCGTCGCCCTCGACGAACGCGTCGACGCTGGAGTCACCCAGGAGCTCGAGAACGTCATCGACATTACCGCCACGGAGGTCGTGACCACGGCGAGCGGCGAAGCACCCGAGGCGGATTCCGAGCCAAAGAAGGTCACCAAGCTCGACCAGCTCGCAGCCGCAAAGAAGAAGGAGATCAAGATCGAGACGCCCGCGCCACAGACCGACGACGACCACATCAAGTAGAGCCATGCAGATCGAAGCCACAGGTCGCGTAACGGCGGTGCTCGACGACAAGGGCGCCCGGTTCGTCGTCATCGACCACGATGGCACGCCTCTCGCCGCGCGCTTCTACGGCCGGGCGAAGCTCGAGGCGGATGCGATCATGGTCGGTCACGTCGTCCGGGTCTCGGGCAGGCTCGCAAGCCGTGAATACAACGGTCGTTGGTACACCTCGTTCGAGGCGACCAAATGCGTGCTGACGACGGACAAGCCCCGCCCTGCCCCGCCTCCCGACGATGACGACGTCCTGATCCGATAGCCCACGAACCAACCAGGAGACCCGCATGTCCGGCAAACACGCGTATGACGTCGCTCGGCAAAATCTGTGGATGTTCGACCCCGAGGATCTGACCATCATCGAAGACCGCGAACACCCGCTATTCGACCCGCGCGGCCTCGAGCCGCCCGACCCCGAGCTCGTCGCCGGCATCAAGTTTCGGGGGGTGCTCGAGCCGGTCGTCATCATCAGCGACCGCGACACCGGTAAGCCGATCGTCGTCGCCGGCCGGCGTCGCGTCCTGGCCGCCCGCCAGGCCAACAAAGAGCTGAAGCGCGAGGGCCAGACGCCCAAAAAGATCCCCGCCGTCCAGCGCAAGGAGAACGAGCGCGAGGCGGTCGCAATCCTCATCATGGAGAACGCCCAACGTAAGGACCCGGATCTTCTGGCCTCGGCCGAGCTGGCACGCCGGGCGATGACGCTCGGCTACTCCGAGGAGGACGTGGGCGTCATGTTCGGGCGCGGGGCGCATACCATCAGCCAGTGGCTCAAGCTCCTCGAGACGAGCACACAGGTCCAGAAGGCGGTCCGTGACGGGTCGGTTCGTCTCGCCGACGCCGTCAAGCTCGCGAAGCTTCCCAGGGTCGAGCAGGCGGCCGAGCTCGAGAAGATCCAGGAGGCCCGGCCCACACGCGCCAGCAGAAAGGCTGGAGGCCAGAAGCAGCAAAATGGCGTGTCGCCGGCAGCGCGGCTGCGTCGCATCGCCAAGCACCTGACCGAGCACCCGAACGCCCTGGCCGACGAGATGGGCGTTCTCATCGCGTGGGTGTTCTCGGAGGCACGGGACGGGGATCTCGTGGACGCGTTCCCGGGTCTCAAGGCGATGTTCGCTGGAAAGGCCAAGGCGGCATGAAAGTCGAGCGTACCTTCAAGGCCCAGATCAACGAGGTCGGCGATGCCGTCGACACGGGCGGCCCAGGCGTGCGCGTGGACATCATGTCCGACGAGCCCGGGTGGTCGCCCAGATGGACGACGATCGTCATGCCGATCAGCGCGGAGCAGGCCAAGGACCTCGGGCGGCATCTATACAGGAACGTCGCGGTGACGATCGCGATCGAAGTGCTGCCGTGAAGGCTCGGAAGCGTCGTGGGTAACTTCGAGACAATCGAGGGTCTGCGCGTTGAGCTGGCTCAAGCGCTCGGACGCGCGGCCGGTTACGTCGATGTGATCGACGCGCTGAAGGCCGAAGTGGCGCGGCTGCGGGAGCTGCGGGCCGTAGTAGAGCACCATGTGCCCGATGGGGTGACCGACCTTGGATGCGCTGGCGTGCAAGCAATCCGCAACGCGCTCGCCAAGCTGGACGCGGTCGAATACCACGCGCAGGGCGACCCGCCCCGGGCGGTCATGGACATCGTGCGGCGCGAATACGCCAAGCTGGACGCGGCGCCACGTGCGCCGCTGACTCACGACTGGCGCCCGGATAGCGGCGGATGGGTATGCCATCGATGTGGCCAGGAATGGGGCGTGGGAACGAACGAGCCGCCACCGCCGCCACAGGAGCCGTGCGCGAATCAGCCACAGACCGCCGACGGGCCGCCCAGGGAGACACCATGAACGCAGAGGATTGGAGGCGCCTTGCCGCGATCATGGAGGCCAGCTATGCAGAGCCGGGGCATGTCCAGGCCGACGTGGCGGCGCGACTGATGCGGGAGCGGGCGGACGAGCTGGACGGGGCGGTCGAGTTCGTTGCAAACGGCCGCATCGGCGACGACCCGCCGCCGCCCGTATCGCCTGAGCAGATGGACGAGCTATTCCGCGAGGGCGATGAACTAATCGCGCGGCTCGGACACACCGCCGACGGGCCGGCGATTCCGCCCTGCCCCTGGTGCGCAGTCGTGCCCCAAGCGCTTTTGCCCGGAACCCCGCCCCTATGCGGTTCGTGCAAAAAGCCGCTGCTGATCCGCCTTGGCGCGAAGGGCATGACGTTCGAGAAACCATACGCCACCGGATGCGGGGAGGTGTTACAGACCAGCGGGTATCGTTGTGGCCAGATACCGTCCGCGGCGATCTATGAGGGCCGGCCCGCGCTCTGCTCCCTCTGCACCGTCCGCGCAAAAGCCGAGGGGGACAAATAGCGTGCCGCGTTGGCTGGAGATTCTGGCGTACGTGCAGGGCGCACTCGGCATCGCATCAGGCGTTGGCTGGTGGGCCTACTGGCAATATCGCGAGGGACGCGACGGTCAAGATCATCAACCGCGACCGGATGCCTGGTTGATTTGCGTGCTGATCATCTTCGTGGAGGTTGTGATCGTTGTCGTTCCGCTGGCGTTCGCGTGGGCCTGGCTTACGGAGCTTCCCAAGAACATCGGCCGTGACGTGCGCGAAAGAATAGCCGCGCGGACCGGCGGCAAGGCGGCCAAGTAATGCGCCAATACGTCATCTACTTCAATCCGAGTGATTTTCCGGGACGCTACGTCGTGCGCGGCTGGACGGCTGGAATTGGCGAGTGTCAGCCCGACGCCGAGCCCCTAGGCGTCGTTGACGATCTCGAAGCTGCGCGCGCGAAAATCCCCCCTGGATTGCACCGGCTCTCTCGTTTGCCGGGCGAGGACTCGGTTATTGTTGAGACCTGGCTATGAGCCCCGCAATCAGCTCCGCCCTCAACCTGGAATTGCTGACCATCGTTCCGCCGCCAGGGTTCAAAATTCCCAACATATCCGGGTTTATTCGGGAGCGACGCCGCCTGGGAATTGGGCTCGAGCGCGCCGCGGATTTGCTGGGCATCCCGCCAATCGAGCTGGCGGCCGTTGAGAGGGGCAAACGGGTGTTTCTCAACGCTGAGGCTGTCGAGCTGGCGATAGGACTGCTACGGGAGAGTCAGGAGATTGGGGACTGATGGGCGAGAAAACCGAGATCGCCTGGACCGACGCGACATTCAATCCCTGGTGGGGATGTGTCGAGGTTTCCCCGGGCTGTACCCACTGCTACGCCCGCACGTTCGCGAAGCGCGTTGGCCACGAGGTATGGGGCAAAGGCGGTGAGCGGCGCGAGTTCAGCGACGCGCACTGGAATGCCCCTCGCAAATGGAACGCAGCGGCTCTGCGCGAAGGGCAGCGCAAGCGCGTGTTCTGCGCCTCGATGGCCGACGTGTTCGAAGATCATCCGATCGCGGAGAAATACCGGCCGCGTCTATTCGAGCTGATCAACGAAACTCCTTTGCTCGACTGGCAGCTCCTTACGAAACGCCCCGAGAATATGCGACGTTTCGTGCCCCCGGACTGGGCGTTCCGCTGGCCATTCAATGTATGGGCCGGAACGACGATCGAGGATCAACAACGCGCCGAACAGCGAATTCCGCATCTGCTGAGGGTGCCAGCGCGCGTCCGCTTTTGCAGTTATGAGCCGGCGCTCGGCCCGGTGGCACTTCCGCCGGGCGTCTTCGAATGGATACCGCATGGGTTCGAGGAGCCCCGAAGTTGGCTGATCCATTGGGTCATCATCGGCGGTGAATCTGGGCCGAAGGCGCGGCCGTTTCACCTCGAATGGGCTCGATCGGTGATCGAGCAATGTGGGAAGGCCGGCGTCGCGGTCTTCATGAAGCAGCTCGGCGCGCGCCCGGTCGGTCTGAAGCTCCGCGATCCCAAGGGCGGCGACTGGGATGAATGGCCCGCTGATCTCAAATGCCGAGATTTCCCCAAATGATGCAACGATTGAGCGCGGGCGACGAGGATGAGATCATACGCCGCTATCAAGGCGGCGAAGCGGCGTGGGAGATCGGTGCGGCATTTGGTCGATCAAAGACGACGATCCTCAATGTTCTAAGGCGTCGGCAGATTCCTAGGCGCTCGTCGCGTCCTAGGGACAATAGGGGGGATCGCAACCCCAACTGGAAGGGTGGTCGATATATCGACGCGTGCGGCTACGTATTCAGATGGACGCCAGAAGGGCACAGGCTGGAACATCGCCTAATATGCGAAGCGCCGAAAGGGTCGGTCGTTCATCACCGGGATCACGATCGAACGAATAATGCGCCTGAAAATCTCGAGGTTCTGCCCTCCCACTCTGCGCACAGACTTGAGCACATAGCGGAGCAGCGGGCGAAATACGGCAAAGCCTTTGCGCCTCCACCGCGATATGGGCGCGACAACAACATGACCAAGCTCACCGAGGAGCAAGTTGTTGAGATTCGGCAACTGCGAGGACAAGTCTCACAGTCCCAGCTTGCTAGTCGATTTGGTGTTTCCAAAACAGCGGTTCGTTTGATCCAGCTACGACGTAACTGGAAACGCTTGTCCTAAGTCAGGAGACCACCCGATGAAACCCCAGAAGCTTTCGATCGACGTTCTCAAAGAAGACCCGCGCAACGCGCGCAAGATCGACGACGGCGCCCTGCAGGGCCTGGCGGTGTCCATCGAGACGTTCGGCGACTTGAGCTCGATCGTATACAACACGCGCACCGGCCACCTCGTCGCCGGGCATCAGCGCATGAAGACGCTGCGCTCGGCCGGCGCGAAAACCTGGACGCGCGTCTCGGACGCCGAGGGCGAGATCGTCCACCCCAAGAGCAAGGAGAAGTTTCGCATCCGCATCGTCGACTGGGACGAGACGACGGAGCGGCTCGCGAATATCTCGGCGAACAATACAGAGATCCAGGGGGAGTTCGTCGACGAGGATTTGGCGCTGCAGCTCCGCGAGCTCGAGACCGAGGCCCAATTCGAGGCGCTCCGGCTCAACGACTTGATGGCCACGGTCGTGGAGGACGAGGCGTCGAGCGACTCTGCCGAAGATGCAGCATCCGGCGGGCTTCAGGATGCCTTCCAGATCATCGTCGAATGCTCGAACGAAGCCCAGCAGCGCGATCTCCTCGAGCGCTGGGCCGCCGAGGGCCTCAACGTGCGAGCGCTGACCCGATGAGAGCGGAGATCGAGGTCGCGTCCGAGATCGCGCGCACCGCGCGGGTCTTGCAAGCAGAAGGCATCTTCGACATAGCCCCGTCCAAACGCTCCGCGCTCACCTGGTCGGTCGAGCTGCCGATCGAGGCGAAGTCCTGGAACGTCGGCTTGGTCGTTGGTCCCTCGGGCTGCGGCAAGTCGACCATAGCCCGCAAGTTCTGGCCGGAACAGATCGATCGGCGGTTCGCATGGCCACCAGACAAGAGCATCCTCGACGCCTTCCCGAACGAGATGGGGATCAAGGACATCGTCGAGCTGTTGTCGTCGGTCGGGTTCTCGTCGCCGCCCTCCTGGCTGCGACCGTTCGGCGTGCTGTCGAACGGGGAGCAATTTCGCGTGACGCTCGCGCGCCTGCTCGCCGAGTCTCCCGACCTGGCGGTCGTCGATGAGTTCACTTCTTTAGTCGACCGCACCGTGGCGCAGATTGGCTCCGCGGCCCTACAGAAAACGGTCCGACGTCGCGGGCAACGGTTTGTAGCCGTCACCTGCCACGAGGACGTGGAGGCGTGGCTTCAACCGGACTGGGTCTACCGTCCGGCTGAGCGCGCCTTCGCATGGAGGTCCCCTGAACGCAGGCCGCCCATCGAGCTCACGATCAATCGGGTCCATCACTCCGCGTGGGCTCTCTTCAAACACCATCATTATCTGACCGCCTCGATGGCTCCCTCGGCGGTTTGCTTCGCGGCGTTTTACCGCGGCCGCCCCGTGGCGTTCGACGCGTGGCTGCCCTTCTTCGGGCGGCTCAAGGACAAGCGCCCTGCCCGGCGCGGCCATCGCACCGTGTGTCTGCCCGATTACCAGGGCGTCGGCATCGGCAATGCGCTCTTTTCCTTCGTCGCGTCCATGTGGGCGGGTCTCGGCTATCGCGCCTTCTCGAACACGGGCCACCCGGCCGAGATCAAGCACCGCATGCGCTCGCCCCTGTGGAAGCTGACGCGCGCGCCGTCGATGACCGCCAAGGGGAACCACTCGATCGACAAACGGCGTGCCAGTTCGCGGCTGACAGCATCGTTCGAGTATGCAGGGCCGGCGCTGCCGAGGGCCCAGGCGGAACAGGTGCTCGGGACGTGGGCCGCCCGCTGATCGGCGTCCGCCAGGCGGCTGCGCTCGCTCGCGTGCCGCTGACCGACTATGACCGCCCGAGCTCGGGACTCCTCGTGTCGAGCGGCGCCGGCATCATGATGGCGGTGATGGATGCGGCGCCAGCTCTGCGCTGGTGCGTGGACATCGACGGGTTACCCGCGCGTGCGGACCTCGAGTTTTTCCTCCGCCTCGCGGACGGTGACGCTGAGCCGCTGGCCGTCTGCGGGTGGTTTTCGATCACCGATCCGACGACGCTGCGGCGGGCGCTCGGCGCTCTGCGCGCGCGGGCGCTCGTTTACGCGGGCAACGTTCGGCTGGGAGTCAAGGGCGAAATGGACTCGCTGGGAGCGCTTGTCGCTGCGCTTGCTCGACTCGAAAGCGTCCCCGAACAAGCCCCCGCAGTCGCTGTCCAACGAAAAAACTGGTGACGGTACGCGTTGCCGGGTGGGCAACCTGTCGATTCCGCTCGGATATCCAAGCTATGGAAATTATTTGGAAAACAGTTGTACACCGCGGTGCGGCGTAGTTTAATGAAGTCATGCTCAAGACGACGACGACGAAAGCGAAGCGAACGCGACGCAGCATTGCGTCACTGTTCGCGCTCGCGCACGCCCAGGGGCGCGCTGTACTGAGTCATGAAGAGTTCTTGCTGCGCGCGTCAATCGCGAAGCTGACTCAGCGTGACGTAGCAGACGCGCTCGCCGACGACGTTTTGCGTCGAGGGCTGACAGGGTACTGGCTGCGCGAAGCGCCCGATCCGGGGGCGCTCGCTGTCATGCGCGCAGCGATGAACGACAACACGCAACAAGGGGAGGTCTGAAACATGAGCGCCGTCATCGTCATCGATCGTCAATACGTCACAGCGCACGGGCGCGCGCCCCGAGGCCAAGGCTATTGGGGGTTCTGCACTGTTGACCCGCATCGCGGCGACTATCTCGATCACATAATCTGGGTCGGCGGAACCTACGCTCGCGCGCGCAACAAAGCCGTCGCCCAAGCTGAGAATCGCGGCATCGACACGCTGTGGGTGTGCTCGTGACCGCCCGTCAGTATCTCGAGATCGCGGGCGTCGAGGGCGCGCTGCGCTCAGCCGTTCGCGAAGTTCTCGCACGTCATCAGCTCGCGAGCGCTCGCAAGTCGAGCACGTGCTGTTGCGGCTGTGGGGGCACCTACCCGCCTTCGCACTGGGTTCGCCATGAGCAAACGACAGCTCAGCTTCCCCCTTTCACCATGGCCCAACTCGTTCAAGGAGACGATACATGCGCACATTCGTAACGCTCGCCGTGACCCTCGCCCCTCTGCCCGCTTTCGCGCACGACGCTGAGATCGCACACGGGCACGGCAGTCCCGTTGCGCTCGCCATCGTCGCTGCCCTGTTCGTGTGGGCGCTTCTCCCGAGTCGGAGCGTGCGCTAATGCGCGCTGTTCTGTCGAACTACTTTCAGGCTGCATTCCCCGCTGTGGCAATTCAGACCACCGAAGAGGCGCGAGCATGCGCCGACGTCGTCGCTGCAGCGAAGGAGCTCAAGCGCAATGTCGTCACGTGGTCAGCGACCGAGGGCATGATCGACGTGACGGCCGGCGCTCAGACGATCCCCGACACCGAGGATCTGATGGCAGCGTGTCGCAAGCGTCGAGAGAACACGATCTGGGTGCTGCGCGACCCGCACACGTGGCCATTCGATCGTGACCCCGTCTTGCTGCGCGCGTTTCGCGACTTCATCGCCGAGGCGCCCGGGGGCGGCTCGAGCGTCGTCATTCTCGCCCCCGAATTTCGCCCTCACCCGACGATTGAAAAAATGATCGTGGTGCTCGACTTCGAGTTGCCCACGCCGACCGACTTGAAGCGCATTGCTGAAGGGATCGCCGAGAGCGCGGGCAAGACGATCGCCGCGAGCGACGACGTCATACGCGCGCTGTCCGGTCTCACGACAACCGAAGCTGAGAACGCCCTCGCGCTGTCTGTCGTCGAACAAGGGACGTTTGACGCCAGCGTCATCTATCGCGAGAAAGTCAAGGCGGTGAAGAAATCAGGGTTGCTCGACATCGTCGACCCTGACCCGCGCGGTCTCGACGCTGTCGGGGGACTCGACGCTCTCAAGACGTGGATCGGCCGACGCAAGCGCGTGTGGTCGCCCGAGGCAGAGCAATTCGGGTTGCCGCAGCCCAAGGGCCTCTTGCTCGTCGGGGTGCCCGGCACAGGCAAGTCGCTCAGCGCAAAAGCGATCGGCATTGCGCTCGGCGTCCCGACGCTGCGCCTCGATATCGGCGCGCTGTTTAACAGCCTCGTGGGTGAGAGCGAAGCTCGAACGCGCGACGCGCTCAAGCTCGCCGAAGCGCTCGCGCCCTGTGTGCTGTGGGTTGATGAAATTGACAAAGGGCTAGCGGGCAGCTCGGGCACGGGCGCGGGTGACAGCGGCGTCACTCGACGCGTGTTCGGCAGCATCATCTCGTGGATGCAGGAACGTCGACGCTCCGTGTTCCTGATCGCGACAGCGAACGATGTCACGACCTTGCCGCCAGAGCTGCTACGCAAAGGGCGCTTTGATGAGATCTTCGCCGTCGACCTGCCCGCCCCTCGCGAGCGGGAGGCAATTTTCTCGATTCACTTGAGCAAGCGCGCACGCAAACCTGACGCGTTCGACCTGACTCGCCTCGTCGCTGTGACCGACACGTTCACGGGCAGCGAGATCGAAGCGACTCTCGACGAGGCGCTCTTCCGCGCATTCGACGCCGGCCGCGAGCTCACGACCGACGACCTGATCGATTCTGCCCGCGAGATTGTCCCTCTCGCGCGAACGGCAAAAGAGCAAATCGAGTCAATCCGCGCGTGGGCTCAGACGCGCGCGCGTTTCGCTTCCAGCAAACCAACTGCAGAGCCCGCCCCGTCGCGCAAGCTCAGCGGTCGAACAATCAACACGACGACGGGGAAGGAGAACTAGTCATGGCACTCACGTGGAACGATCTGTTTTTGTCGGGGTCGATTGTCGACCTGGCCGTCAGCAAGTGGCGCGGGCGCGTCCACATCAAGCCCGCCGACCTCGGCATTGAAAACTCTGACGCTGTCGACAAGGCGTTGACCCTCGGCAGTCATCGACTCGCGCCCGCTGAGGCGTACGAAAAGATCAACGCGCTTGGCGTCGACGCGCACAAGACCGTCGATCGCTTTTCGCTGAGCTTCGGGTTCATTCGAGGCGCGCGCTACGTGCCCCAGCAGAACCTCGCACAGCTCGCCGACAAGCTGAGAGAAATCCGCGCGCAGTGGGACGCCGCCGTGGACGAATTCGTCGCCAATTACGACGGCATCAAAGCCCAGATGCTGCCCATCCTCGAGCAAGCGCTCCGCGACGCTGCCAAGACGCCAGAGGCTGCACGCGCAGCGCTCGAACGTTTGATGGGCGAGTACCCGCCCGCCAGCGTCGTGCGCGAGCGCTTCTCCCTCAAGTGGAACGTTTACGCCATCCAGGGCGCCAAGAGGGAAGGCGCTAGCGCTGCGCTCCAGACCGAAGCCGAAGCCGTCAAGAGCATCGTGCGCGACATGGTGACAGACCTGCGCAACGAGGTAAGCGGCAAGCTTGCCGACGTCATGCAGCTCATCCAGAAGGGGGGCAAGCTGCAGCCGCGCTCCGTCGAGTCTGCCCTAGCGGTGCTCGACCACGTCGACAGCGTCAACGTGATGGGGGACGAAACGCTCGCAGCTCAAGTCAAAGCCCTGCGCGTCGCGCTGCGGGGTCTCGAAGAGGGGCAGCGCGTACCCGACGCGACGATCACGAATCTCGAGGGCATCAAACAGACGCTCGCCGCTGACATCGAGGACGCGGTCAAAGCAGCCGAGCGCAAGCTGACCGGCGTTGGCCAGCGCAAGCTGAAGGTGGCCTGACCATGCCCTGCGATTCACGCGTCACGCGCACGAAAATGACCGACTCCGGGAAGCTCGCCGAGGCGCTTAAGGCCCTCGGGTACGAGGTCACCGGCGACACTCACAACGTCCGCGGCGTCAAGGGGACGGACGTCATCGAATTCTCACGACGCCAGACGACCGAGGCGTTCTTGAGCTTCAATATCAACACAAATGCCATCAACGGCATTCAACGCAAATACAGCGAAATCGGCGTCAGGCAGTGGGCCAAGAAAAACGGCTACAGCATCGCGAGCACCGACGGTCGGAAGTTCCAGCTCGTTAACAGGAGGGGTTAGTCATGTCGAAACTGCAGGTGGAAATCCTCGAGGACGGAACGCTCAAGCTCAACGCTCGCGAGATGATCGGCGAGGAAGCTGAGCTTCTCGACTTGCTCAACGAACTAGCACGCGACTGCGGCGGTGAGCTCGAAGTCGAAAAGCACGTCGAAGGCGCCCATCACCATCACCACGGGCACGGAGGTCACCACCACAAGCATTAGCCAGCGGCCGGCGCTCGCCCGCCGGCTTCGTCCCCGACGCGTGGGGATGGAGCGGGCGAACGAGAGCCCGAGAAGGAAGGGAGCGATGGAACCCGAGGCCGAGTTACACGTCCACGAAGGTCCGGACGGCGTCAACGTCTGGATCGAAAATGCCCAGATATTCCAGACCGCACGAGAGGCGCTTGACGCCATCGCGGTCGCCGCAGAGCAAAGCGAGATCGCCAAGCGAGCCCTGGAACTGGCGAACACGCATCCGCAGCGAGGATGCTGGTGGCTGAATCACTCAGGCGGTCGGGTCAGCCTCGTGCTGGTGGACGGGTCATGAAGCTCGTTCCATACAAAGAGTTTCGGACAGGTCTGACCTTCGGGCAGGTGCGCGCGATGCTGTGGTCCCCGAGCGACGATCCGCGAACGTGGCGACACAAGCGACGTCGCACGGTGCTGGGACTGTGGCATCAGCTCAAGCTCGAAATGTATTCGCGATACGAAGATGAGCGCCAGCGGCGCGGAAAGGCGGCTTGATCATGACCAGGCGTTACATCGGCGGCGTGACTGTCGCGATTCACGATGCAGGGGAGGACGGCTATCTCTGTCGAGTCACGGCCGGGCGGACGGCTGTTCGTCTGACGGTCTGGCAACGGCGCTCGAGGAGCGAGACTCGCGCGCGGGCTCTCGATCGCGCAGCGCTAAAGGCGTTCGACCAAGCCGGGATGCAGGACCCGACCATCGAAGCTGCCGGCCGAGCGTCGGGCGGGCTCGGCCCCAACGGGTGGCGTGTGCTGCGCTATCGAGAGAGAGCACACGTCCGCGACAATCAGAATCTTTGCCACGTCTGTGGTGTCCCGATGCCCGATGGCTTGGCAGAGGGACCCTGCCCGGGAAATCCCGAGGAGCAGGGCTCGTGAGAGTCTATCTCGAGACCGACTCAGGACGTCGCGAAGCGAAGCGCCCTCACGCCAATGCAGCTTTCGTGTACTGCCCGATGGAAAAGGGCGGGCCGACCTGCGTCTGCGGCGGCAACGCATTCCACGGCGACGGCGACATTCAGCGCGGGCGTGAGGAGTATAGAGTGCGCGCGCGCTGCAACGGCTGCGGGGCTAAGCTCGGCACCATTGTGACCGAGGTCGACACGTTGTTTGGCATCGAGGAAGACGAGCGCGTCCTGCTGGGGCGCTGCCGGGTGTACTGATGAAGTGCCTAACGATCCGCCAGCCTCACGTGGCCGCCATCTTCGCCGGGCTCAAGCCCTTTGAGACGCGGACATGGTCGACCAACTACCGTGGCCCGCTCGCTATCCATGCCGCGGTCAATCTCGATCGGGACAAGCTATTCGACTGGATGAACGGCGTCTGGCCCGACTGGGCGGAGCGGCTTATGCGTAAGGGGTTCGACGCGCGCAGCACTGCAATCGGCGCCGTCGTCGGCACTGTCGAGCTGGTGTCCTGCGTCCCTGTCGAAATAATCCCTCGCAGTGCGCGCGACTGGGGTGATTTCTCGCCTGGCCGATGGGCCTGGCGGTTGCGAGATCATCATCTCCTCGATGAACCCGTGCTCGCGCGCGGCCGATTGGGGCTGTGGAACTGGGACGTCGCGTTGCCCTGACGAGCTTTCCGTAATGCGCCTGGCCCGAATTCCCCGTAAAATTGGAGGTATCGATGGACGATGACGTAAAGCAGCGATTTGACGACGTCGATCGCAAATTCGAAGAGGTTGACCGACGCTTCGACCGCGTCGACGTGCGGCTCGAAAACCTCGAAGCCAAGGTCAGCAATGTCCAGGTCCGCATCGAACAGGTGCAGGGCGAGGTCAACGCCAACCGCGACACCCTGCTCGCCGAATTGCGGAAAAACCGCGAAGAGGATCGCGCAGAGCGCCGCGCCTTCCATGCCGAGCAGATGCGCGCATTCCAGGCCGTCATCGACGAGGTTCGTGGGGAGCGTGACCAGCGGCTCAACGATCGCTTCGCGCGTCTCGAGCGCCAGGTCGAGGAGCTGCAGGCAGCTCTGCGAAACCGCGGCTCCTAACCCGCGGCCCGGGTTCGGCTACTCTCGTCGCATGGGCCGAGGCATGATGCGCGCAGCGGACATCGTGTCCCATCTCGCGCGGGCGGCCGACTCTTACGCGGCGATGTACCGACGCAAGGGCGACGTGGAACAGGCCAAGCGTCTCGAAAGCGGCGCCGCGTTCGGTCGTTCGGCAATCGCGGTGATTCTGGCCGAATCGGAGCGCGAGGACGTCGCGCACACGGCGGACACGGGACGCTACAGACTCGTCGATGGCGAGTGGCAGATCATCGACGACGAGCCTACCGACCCGACTGGTCAGTGACAGCCGTCGATGGCCGCGCAGCTCGTCGCGCGAAGCATGCACGGCAGGTTATACGCGGCTGACCCGCTCGCCTGCAGGTTCGCGCAGACGTCTTCGCAACTCGCTCCATGCGGAGTCGGCTGAGCTGCGGGGCACCCGAGCTCGGCCATGTGCTGGCAGACTGATGCGCAAGTTGGCGCTGCGTCCGTGGCGGCTGGCACGGGCGTCGGGCCGGGCGTCGGCTTCGGGCAGGCGGCGAGCAAGAGCAGCAGGGCGAGGCGTTTCACGATCGCACCTCCGCGGGGATTGAGCCGAGCATGGACGGCGGCGGAACCACGTCGCCAAACCAGCAGTCGTCCGTCGGGCCCCAGGTCATGTACTCCTGGTGAAACCAGACGTACCCGCGATCGCCCCATCCGGTCGACCACGAGTTGGCGATGCGGAACCAGATCGCGCCGTCGTTGGGGTTCGTCCAGTAGCCCATGCAGCAAAGCGCGTGATCCCCGGCGATCTGCTTATCGATGGGCGGCAGCTCGGCGCCTGATGCGAGCTGATTGCCGCAGAATGCCTCGCTGACCGCCGTGCCGAAGACGACGGCATGGCCGGCGAGCAGTGCCTGCTGGAGCTGCTGAATCCGGTCCGCCCCGGTCGCGATGATTCGGTGGTACGCGTCCAGGCTGCGCTGGTCGTACGCATCGTGGAACGCCTGCGGTGTCGGCATCGTCTTGAACCGATCGCCGCTGTCGCTGTACGGCCAGATCGATTCGGGGCAGAACCCGATATGCATCAAGGTCCTGAAGTTGTCCTTGATGTAGGCGCCGGCATCCTCGGAGCTCGTGCCCTCCCATCCCCTGGCGCAAAAATAATTGAACAGCCGCGACATCAACGGCGGGTTCGGGACGCCCTGCAGGTGATGTGCGATCCGCACCGCCTGGGCCGTCGCGTTCGCGGTGCAGCTTCCAAGCTGACCCTGGTCGAGGATCTCGACCACGTGCTGCTCGAGCGACACTTCCTTCGGCAGCGCGAGCACCGGCCCGAGCTTGAGCGCCGCGTTTCGGTCTCGCGGATCGTGCGGCGCCCGCCGCCACCCGAGCGCTCTCACTTGCCACCTCCACCGCTCGAATGCTGGTCGAGCCAGATCTTAGCCCGCAATTCGTGGAGCTTCTCCGTGTCGGTCTGCTGCTTGTTGGCGAGCGACTGGTGGAAGAACGACAGCACCGCGCACTGCACCGCCTTAACGCCGAACCGCGAGACGAGATCGTCCAGGAGCGTCGCGTAGTCGTCACTCGCCAGATCCTTGGCGACGTCGGCGACCAATGCCTGCCACGGGACCTGATCCGCCACGCATTGCTCCCACGTGACGACGTTGGGCGGGACGTGGGCGCAGCCCGCCCCAAGGCCCAACTCGAATCCGATAATCACAGCGAAGCAGGCAAGCAGAACGGACAGCGCATGTCGTGTCATGCCGCCCATCGTGACGGCGAGCGGCGACGGCTAAACTTTCAAGCCGCTGAGCACGATCACAGAAGCTTGACCAGCCCCCCCCCGTAAGTTAAGTCACTGCGCGCGCAAATCCTCGGGGGGCCGAAAGGAGCGCCTATCGAAGCATCAACGTCGAGTGCGTCGTGAAGCAGGACGTGACGGCGTCGTGTCCCCGATCTCTGTCGCGGCTTTGTCCAAGACCGCCGAAGCCCACTCCGAAAGGTTCTGGTTCTGGTTTCGAGCTGCCGCCACCCACCGGGCTTTCCGCTCCGGATTGGCGCGTATCTTTATGCTGTCGGACTTCACCGTCGAGGGATCGGCTGGCGCTCGTGGCATAGACCGCAAGTGTATGACGCGATGCCGGCGCTTGGAAAGACGTTGCACGTGTGGGCACAGTGTGCGCACAGTATTACCACAAAAACAAGCCCCCGCCGAAATCGCGGCTTGCCACCAGGAAATCGGCGAGGGCCAGGAACACCCAAACGGTCACCCGCTCGGGCCTTCGATGGCAGTGGACCAGAGCGGGGGGCGGAGGTCAACCTACATGGTCGACGCCGAGGAAAGTAGCAGGAAGGCCCCACCCTCCTGGTGGAGCAAATTGAAATCGGAAATCAACAAGCTGGCTGATGATCTCCGGACGTACACGCGCGAGATGCGCGCGGAGGACGAGCGCATACGTAACGAGGTCTTGCTCAACCGAAGCGACGTCGAACGGATGATCGCGGAGATCGACGAGGATCAACAGGCCCAGGACGATCGCATGGCTGCGCTCGACCACGAGAATCGAGTCCTCCATGCGCATATCGCGCGGCTCGAGAAACGAGTAATCGAGCTCGAAAAACTGCTGCCGGTATCCGCGCGGAAGATCGCGCCGCCGGTGCAGGATCCGGAGAAAACCTCGGACGCCACCACGCTCACCCTCGTCGCCGACGACAAAGACACGTCGGACAGCTAACCACTCGTGCGCACACACTGGTGTGCGAGCGCGTGGGAGTGATTCGTACAGCCTGGTGTGCTCGTGAGTGGGAGCGATGTGCACACCCCTGTGGGCGCAGATGAAGACAACGCGCGCCCAATTTTTCTTGACACAACTTGTTCTGTCTTGTGCCGAGCGGCTCGCGATTCTTACAGTACCGGCCCGCTCGATGTATCCGGCCTGGTCCTGAATGGTCCCGCGGATCGACGTCACCAGGGCATCCCGGTTTTCCACAGGCATGCGTCAAATCGGTGGAACCGAAGTCAGAAAAAAGTCAAGAAAAAAGTATTGACGGGAGTTTTACACAGTGGTTACAGTCACGTTCGCCAGACCAATGACAAACCCAACGATCGCGCCGCATAGAGCTGCCCGTCGCCTCCGCGCGAAAGCGTGGTTGTCCTTGGTCTGGCAAGAACTCGGCTCGGCGACGAGCGGCTCCATGCGGCGGGGTCTCACGTGAACGGTGCCGCGGTGAAGACCAAAGGCGTCGGCGACGTGTTCGAGAAATTGGCTGAGGTGCCCGATCGTCTCGAGCGCCTGGAGCAGAGAATCGATCGCCTCCTGGCGACGATGCCCCGCCGGATGGTGAAGGTGAGCGAGGCGGCCGAGCATTACGGCGTTTCGAGACGCACGATGTGGCGACTTGTACGGGACGGTCAGGTCAGAGTGGCCAAGATCGGCAAGCTCACCAGGGTCGATATCACCGATGCGCCCGACGTGGCCAAGGAGCTGCGCATCGAAGAACTGGCCAGGGTTGGCGCGCGCCGGATTCTGGCTCGAGACAAGGACAAGGGCTGATGGCGCGCAAGCGACGGCGCGGTCAGTACGGGCTCGGCTCTCTGTACCGGAGGGGCGACAAGTACATCCGCAAGTTCTACATTTCTGGCCGGAAAGCCCCCGTCTACACGCCGCTCTGCGATTCGGCCGACGAAACCGTCGCGGTCATGCAGCGAATGCAGCAGGGGCTCGCCGGGCTGGAGCCGGAGCAACCTTCGGACGTCGCGCGGCTCGCCACGCTCGGCGATGAGTGGATCGAACGGCGCAGGTTGGTGGCCGAAGAGACCGCGCGCCAGGGGCAGCCACAGCACCGCTCGTGGCGTGATGAACGGATCCGGTGGCGGCTGCATCTCCGGCCGTTCTTCGGCGACAAACGCCCCGCCGAGGTCACCACCGCCGATATCCGCGAGTTTGCCGAGGGAATGATCGCCAAGGGCAGGTCATCGACAACCGCCGGCCACTGCGTGCGCGTTCTGTCGTCGATGTACACCGATCTCATCGAAGAGGGGCTGTGCGGTTCAAACCCGGTCCGATCTGTCCCCAAGAAGACGAGGCAGCTCTACAGGTACGCGCACGATCCCTTGACTACGGCCTGGCTGACGGACAAGGAAGACATCGCGCGAATCTATGAATGGCTGCCCGAGCCCTACAAGGTCGCCTTCGCCATCGGGGTGCTCGCGGGCCTGCGAACCGGAGAGATCATCGGGCTCGAGCCGCGCCACATCGACATCGACGCCCGGCTGATTCATGTGGAGCAGCGCGTGCGGCAAAACCGACTCGGGCCACCGAAGAACGGTCGCAAGCGGGTTGTTCCGATCGTCGATGATCTCCTGCCGATCGTTCGCGCGTGGAAGCTCAAGTGCGGCCCCGGGATGTTGTTTAAGCCGTTGCGCGCCGGACGGCCCAAGCTGAGCCAGCGCCCGCCGACGTTCCTCGGGCCGGCGGTGCTCGACAAATGGATCAAGCGCGCGCTCGCGGAGCTCGCCATCAACTCACTCGGCCTGGACTTCTACTCTTGCACCCGCCACACGTTCGCCAGCCACTGGGTGAAGGACGGCAAAACCCTGGAGCGGCTACAGCAGATCCTCGGTCACAAGGACATCAAGACCACGCAGCGTTACGCGCACCTGGCTCCCGGGCAGTTCACGCCGGAGGAGCTGGCGTCAGACTTCGGTCTGCGTGCCAAGCCCGCCAGGAAAGCAGCGCCTGTGACGCGGAAACAGGGTCAGAAAATGGTGCAATTAGATACTAAATTAGATACTATGGCCCTGTCGCGGGGCAGCGGGAAGGGAGGTAAGTAGCGGATATAACAACAAAAGGCCCCGTAGCTCAGGTGGATAGAGCAACGGTTTCCTAAACCAAACCGATTGGCACCGCCTGACACTGTTTTGGTGCTTTTCTCGACGAAAACGCACGATCGCGTTCCGCCTGGCACAGTCCGCGGGACGCCAAAACGGTGCAATTAGATACCGAATTAGATACTAGCCGCCGCAGCGCAGCGAAACGCGTCTGAATTCCGCGTCGGCTGTCAGGTTCGAGCCCTCTCCTTGCCGGAGGCGTAGCCCATGTCGTGCCGCGATCCACTGCCCACACGCTACCACAACCGACGGTGTCACTGATGCCGCATCCGACGATCAAGCAATTCTTGAGCGCGGATGAAGCGGGCCCGCTCATCGGCGTCACGGCCGAACGGCTGATAGAGCTCGCGCGTGCGGGGTACGCGCCGCATAGGCTCATCGACGGCAAGGACCCGCCCTGGTTCGAACAACCGGCTCTGCGCAGGTGGGCCAAAAACAACCTGTGGGTCACCAGGCAGAGTGTCGGTACGCGAGCTGAGCACGCCTATGCGCGGTCGCGCCTCATGCCGGCGTTCTTCCAGATCGAAGGCTTGGCGTCTTGGCTGCGCTCCGTGGGAGGTGGGCCATGACCCTGCTCCGCCTGCTCGGCACCTACCGAGGCGGCTTCGCGCTCGGGGCGTTCTACGGCTTCATGTTCGCGCTCGCGATCTTCGGGCTGGCGACCTCCCCGCGGAAGGGCCGCAAGTCGTGAGGGCCCTGCCCGAGGACACCGAGGTCGAGTGCGAGCTGCACAAGGTGCCCAAGCGCCAGCGGCCGTCGTACTTCGCCCAGCTCGTGATCGAGCGGTACGAGACCAACGAGGGGATCGCTGTGTGCTTTGAGTGCGTCGAGTCCATCAAGACGCGCTTCAAGCTGCCCAAGGGGTCGCTGCCCTCATGAGCGCCGCCGGCCGAGGTCCGCGCCGTGGAGGCCCCGACGACGTGTTCGCCACACCGGGGTGGTGTCTCGCGCGCCTGTTCGAGGCGTGGCGCCCGCAGCCGGGGCCCATTCTCGAACCGTCTGCCGGCTCGGGCTCGATCATCCGGACGGCCCGACAGCTCGGCCTCGATAACCCCTGGTACGCGGTCGAGTGCCGCGCGCAGACCCGGGACCGGCTCGACGAGGCCGGCGCTCGGCTGGTCTGGATCGACGACTTCCTGACCTGGGACCCGCCCCCGGTCACGACCACGGTCGAGCCGACGACGGTCATGACCAACCCCCCGTTCGCGCTGTGCGAGGCGTTCGTCCGGCGGGCAGAGACGCTGTTTCCGTACGCTGACCTCTGCTTCCTGGTGCGGCTCGGATTTCTGGCCAGCGAGGAGCGCTTGCGGCTGTGGAGCGACGTCGGCGTCCCTGATGTCTACGTGCTGCCGAACCGGCCGTCGTTCACAGGCGACGGCAGCACCGACAGCGCTGATTACGCGTGGGCCATATGGCCCGGTCGCGTGCGCCGCGACGGGGGCACTGTCCGCATCCTCGCTAGCACTCCGCTCGAGGTGCGCAGGCCGGTTGGCCGATCGAGGAGGGCCGCAACATGAACCAGAAGGTGGAGCGGGTGCTCGCGCTCGCAAACGAGTTGGCCGACGCAAAGGCGCGGGTGACAGCAATCGAGGCCGAGATCGCGGCTCTGGTCGACGGCAAGCTGCGCCGCAAACACCCGGGGCCCCAGTAATGAAGCTCGACCGCTTCCTGTGGGACCTCGCCCCCCTTTTCGAAATTGTCCTCGGCATCGCTGCCGTTCTGTTGCTCTCCCTCTTGCCAGGAGCGCTCTCATGAATGCACTAGCCGTCCGCCGCCGTCCCCAGTCGCGTCCGCCGTCTCGCTCGCCCTCGCCGCCACCGCACAGCAATCCCCCCGTCGCCCGCGACGAGGTCATGCGGATCATCTGGCACTACCGAGAAAAGCTGTTCCGGGGCGATCACCCGGAGAACATCCTCGCGTTCGCGAACGATCTGACGGCGTTGGTGGAGGGGTGGCCGTGCGTCTCCCGCTGAGCGCCGAAACCATCGGCCGCTACGAGCAGATCTTCGTGGCGGAGTTCCACCGGAAAAAATCGATCCGAACCGCGCTTATGGCGGTGCTGCAAGCCGAGCGAGAGGAGTCGTTCTCGCCGGAGATCGACAACGTCATACGGCTCGTGTCCCAGGCGACGGGCATCGAGATCTCCGTCCTGCGCTCGCCCAGGCGCAAGGACCCGAAGATCGCACGCGCGCGATGGATCTGCATCTGGGTGCTCACCATCGGCGATGTCTCGTCGACTGACATCGCCCAGGCGCTGCGGCTCAGCTCGCACGCGTCCTGCAACTATGGCCTCGAGCAGATCGACCGAATGGACCCCGAGGACCCGAACAAGGTCCTGGCGATTCGCATCGCGCAGGAGATCGGGGTGCTCAAGGGGGACGACGTCGCGGCCGGGCGGGCGGCATGAGCTATCGGATGATTCTCGTCGCCGACTGGGAGCTGGTGAAGACGCGGTTTAGCCAGGAGGAGAAAGACTGCCTCAACGCCGCGATCGTGAGCCAGGTGATTTGCCCGAAGGCCGGCATCGTGGATCTGGGCAAGCTGGAGGACGATTTGATCGCGAAGCTCGACCGCGAGCTGCCCGAGAAGCCGACGCCGAAACAGAGGGCACAGTCGCGATGACCAGCGCAGAGCAACGGGCGGACTACGTCGCCTACTACCGCGAGCTCAAGCGGCTCGGCATCTGCCCGCGATGCAAGACGGACGTGCCGGCCGGCCGCGTGTACCACAAGCACTGCCAGCGCGCGATCAACGCCAAGGCGAACGCCTCGAAAAATGCCTGGCGCACTCGCAAGCTGGAGGCCGGGCTGTGCATAGCGTGCGGCAACGCGCCCCTCGTCACCCAGACGATGTGCGACGCCTGCCGGCGCCGGCATAACGGCAAGGCGCGATACACCCGAACCACCGACCGCCGGCCGAAGTGCCTCCTTTGCCGGGACCGCGGCCACAACAAGCGGACGTGCCCTCGGCGGTTTCGGGTGAACGTGATCGAGTACGCAGTGGCCAGGGCGGCGGTGGAACTGTGAAGCGCTCGCCCCTCAAACGCGGCGGCCCGATCGAGCGCAAGACGCGGCTTAAACCCAAACGCGCGAAACCACGGCGGAACGAGGTGATCGACGAAGATTTTCTCGCCTTCGTCCGCACCCTGCCATGCCGCTGCGATGGCCGCGACCCCGACTGCAAGGGCCGCTCCGAGGCCCACCATACGATCCACGGCGACGACCACAGCGCGATCCCCCTGTCCTGGTGGTGCCACCACAAGGGGCGGCACGGCGACGTCGGCGGGCGGCGTGGTTGGGTCGGCGCCATTCCGGCCGGCGAGCTCAAGCGCTGGGAGGCGGAGCAGGTCACGCATGTCCGGTCGCTCTGGCAAGCGCAGAGGGCGGCATGAACACGTGCGACGAGACACGCGATGACGTCCGGCTTTCGGCGCTCGACGATTTTCGCAACCACGAGCTTTCGCAGTTGCCGTGCGGCGACTGGCGCTGCGGCCGTCGGCACAGCTGTATCAGCTCGTTTCGAGTCATCCTCCGACCCGGCTTCGTATTCGTCTACGGCGACGTTGGCGACTGGATCCTGCAGCACTCGGACGCCGATTCGCTCGCATGGCTACGAGGCGCCGTGGGCTCGCCTGACTACCTGCTGGGCAAGGTGCGCGCTGGCAAAGAGGACTGGTTCTACGAGGGCGACGTTGTCAGCTTTCTCGAGGACCAGATCAAGCAAGATATCGCCGGGGCGGCCGAGATTCTCGACGGTGTGCGAGAGGCGATCGACTGCGGGACGTTCGATCGAAATGCCTGGTACGAGCTGCTCGCGGAGCGTGACTGGGAAAGAGAGGACGCGTGCGTCGGCACCGGCCCGGCCCCCTCCATGTTCTGGCTGGTCGAGGCGCTGAAGTGGTTCGTCACAGCGCACGACGCCCAGCAGGCGGCGATCAACGCGGGAGCGCAGCCATGACCCGCTGCCAGCAAATTCTCGAGGACCTGCTCGCTTCGCTTAGGCCCAGCATGATCGCGGGCCAGTGCATCGCACCCGAGACCATCATCGTCAAGGCTCCCGACTGGGAGCGCATCTTGAACGCGGTCGCCGACGCGACGGAGCAACTCGACCGCGCAAAGCTGTTCGGTGAGGCAGCTCGATGAGCTTCGGCCAGCACCTGCGCGCAGCTCGCCAGCGATACCACTGGTCCGATCGCCACAAGGCGTTCATCCGAATGCGAGCCGTGGGCACCTCGACGTTTCTGGTCGAGGTGGCCCCGATGGGGTGCGTGGTCGCCGACAGTGGCCGAGAGAAGCACGTCTGGGCCATCTGGTGGGAGGGCAAGGACAAGGGGCGCGCCCTTCTCGACATGTGCGGTCCGCTTCGCCAGATCGCCGACGCCGTCGAGCGCGGTGACGAGGCGCTGCCCGGCAGGCGCGTCTACTTCGTCGGCGAGGACGGCGAGCTGCTCACGGCGGACAAGCTGATGGCGGAGGGCAGATAGATGTACCTCGAGATCGACGAAGGCTACGAGGGCCATCGCAAGACGCTCCGCCTTTGCGCGATCATGCGAGACCCACAGGCCGACATCTACCCCATTCGCCTGTGGCGCTGGGCCTGCCGCTCCGCCCCAGACGGCGACCTCACCGGCATGGAGGCCGGCGAGATCGAGCTGGCTGTCCGCTATCCGGCGCTCGACGGAAGGCTCTACGAGGCCCTGGTGAAGGCAGGTTTCATCGACGACGATCCCAGCGCCAAGCGCATTCACAATTGGATGCAGCGCACCGGAGGCGCCATCGCCAAGATGGAAGGCAAGGCCGCCAAGGTGCGCGTCTTCCGCGCCCACAAGAAGAAGGAGTGCGATCCGGAGACGTGCCCGCACTGTGCCGAGGAACGCGAGAACTGTTCCGGTACAGATCCGGAACAGTGCGAGAACGCTGCCAGCACAACTCCGGCACGTTCCGGCGACGTTCCGCACAGACAAGACCAGTCAAGTCAAGACCAGTCCAGACCAGACAAGTCAAGACCAGGGGATCCGGACGCGCCCGCGCGCGTAGCAATCGCCGCGCCGCCCCCTTCTGATTTTAACGATTCAACACAGCCTGGTGATTCACGTGAAACGGCGGCGCCCGAGGTCATGCCCGACAGCCCCTCGAACCTGCTTCACGTGCTGGGGCGCGAGGTGTCGGACAAGCATCCCGAGCTCGGCCTCTACAGCCCCGGACGCTTCGCAGACCGAGACGCGACCGACTTCTACCGCCGCATCCCGGACAACGCGCGCGCCAAGGCGACCAAGCTGATCCTCGAGCGAATCCGAATCTTCGCCTCGCTGCCCAACGACGACGGCTGGTCACTGCGCAGCTTTCTCGACGCCTTCAACGCGCTTGGCGCCCGCCCGCCCCCCGCCGATCGCCCGCCGCCCATCCGAGTCCCCGCCAACTGGCCGCGCTCCCCCCAGCTCGGTCCGCCCAAAGACCGCCGCGACACCCCGCCCGACCCAATCGCCAAGCCGAGCACCGCACCATGAACCAGCAACCCGACGACACAATCGCGCTGTCCGCCGAACGAG